CACAAAAGCGGCTGTGGAGCAGGTGCTGGCTGGAATGGGCGCTCAGGTCCAATCCCCCGATAAGCACAAGGTGGCAGTCGCTGTCACCATACTAAAGAAGTAGGTGGACTATGACACTGCAAATTCAGGATCGGGTTAAGGAAACCACCACAACTACTGGTACGGGCGCGCTGTCGCTGGCCGGAGCCGTTACCGGGTTCCAGGCATTTTCAGCCGTGTGTGCTAATGGTGATACGTGTTATTACGCGCTTCAGCAAATTAATAGTGCGGGGGTGCCAACAGGATCGTGGGAGTGTGGAGTCGGTACGTACACGACATCTGGCAACACATTAACCCGTACGACAGTAACCGCTTCTAGTAATAGTGGGTCGGTCGTTTCGCTGGCAGCGGGTACAACGCAGGTGTGGATCGATATCACGGCAAGTGCATTCAATTTGGATAAAGTGCAAGTAGGCACACTAGCAGTGTATGCCGGGGCGACGATCCCTACTGGATACTTAGCTGTGCCAACAGCGGCAACTACAGTAAGCCGCACGACTTACGCTGCGTTGTTTGCCGTGTTAGGTACAACGTGGGGCGCAGGAGACGGATCGACTACCTTTGGGATTCCCTGGATTGCACCTGGAGGTGCTCCAGTAGCAACTGGTGCTGGGGGATTTACTTTAGGATTTGCCGGATACTCTGGGTTACAGCTTACCCATGATCACACATACCAGGATTTGGTATTTAGCACTGTTGGGGCTGTTTCTGGTGCAGATGTTGGAGTCATGTCTTTTGTAGAATTTACAGGCGGCCCTACAGGCAGTACTGGTGGCTCTGCGAATTACGCGTCAGGGTCGGTATTCAATATGTGTATTAAGTATTAGGACACCGATTAATGAAAACCGTGTATTTATATGATGCGACGACTGGCGCTTACCTTAGCACATATGAAGCCCAGGAAAGTCCACTTGAACCAGGGGTGTTTATAGAACCCACATATTCAACGGACGGCGCACCGCCCGCGACTGGCGCTAATCAAGTGGCGATTTATTCGAATGGTGGGTGGGCAATCACCGAAGACTATCGGGGCAAGACGATCTATAACCAGACTACGGGTGCTTCCCAGGTGCTGGAAGTGATTGGCCCTATTCCGGCTGGATTCGCTCTGACTGTGCCGCCTCCGACTTTGGCGCAGGCTCAAGCGGCTCAAGTAGTTACGCTCACTCAAGCATACAGATTGGCGATTCAACAAGCAGTAAGTTATACCAGTAAAGGTGGGGTAACTGAGATTTACCAAGCCACGACACAAAGTGTGTCGAATTTGACCCAAATGTTGCTCGCGTTCAGCGCGACTCAAACGGTGCCGGTGGGTTTTTATTGGGTAGCTGCTGACAACACTCAAGTGCCTTTCACCTATGCCGATATGCAGGCGCTGGCAGCGGTATTCGGCACCCAGGGGGCAGCGGCTTTCCAGGTGTTGCAAACGCTGAAGGCACAAGTTAATGCCGCCAACCAAACAGTAGCTGGAGTACAAGCGGTCGTTTGGCCTTCTACCAGCCCCTAACCCAATGTAGTTGGTGAGCCATGGCCCTAGGTTTTGGTCCAATTTCCGAACAAGCAGTCTCTGAGAATCAAACACCAGAGACGATTCTGCTCGCGTCGGGCACGACAACCAGTACAGCCACGGGGGCACTTGCCACCAGCATTACCGCCAAGGGGACTGGTTCTAGCACGTCTACGGCCCAAGCGGCGCTAGTTACGGGTATCAAGCTTGCGGTCCAGGTCGTAGAAAGTGCGCAATCAATTGCGGTACTCGCTACCAGCATCACCATAGCCGGGTCGAACACGGGGTCGTCATCGGCACAAGCAGCGTTGTCGAATGCCCTGGTAGTGCAGGCGACTGAAACGGCGGCGGCTTTCGCATCCCTGACTACCGCGCTTTTGTTGGCGGCTGAAAGCGCAAGTACCAGTACTATCAGCGCCACGCTCAACACGCCCAATGATGTATTTGCGGCGGCGGCCACGACTACTAGTGTCGCTAGGGCAGCGTTGACGACCAATGTGAAATTGGCCTCGTTTGCCGAAAACATTAGCGGTACTAATGCGATGCTTACGACCGCGATTCATTTAGCGGCCAAGGGGCAGATTTTTTCAACGGGGACAGTCAACACCAGTTGGATTTTCGTAACGGCGGCGGAGAAATCCACGGCTGTAGCGAACCTGATCACCGGTATTCTTGACGCCGCCCACGCGAACGAGACCAGTACAGCCTCCGCAGGATTGGCGAATACTTTCCTTGTTCACGCGAACGAGATAAGCACGGCTGTTGCTGCGTTGTCTAATGCAATGGCAGCGGCGGGTGGAGATTCTAGTACCGCCGAAGCTAGACTGGTTACGGCTATCGACTTAGTAGGGGACGGTGTAAGTACCGTCACAGGTAGCTCCCACCTCACGACGGGCTTGCACCTCCTAACAGAGGGGCAGGAGTTAAGTGCAGGTGCAGCGGCGTTGCAGACCGGTATTGAGGTGGTGGCTTCCAATCGAAGCGCATCTGTAGCGACGGCACAACTACACACGTCGCTAACACTAGCGGCGATTGGCCGGGGAGGAAGCAGCACTGAAGACCAGATGCAAACCAGTATCACTGTGCAGGCCCTGCTTTCGGCCTTGTCCTCGGCAGAAGCCGCGCTAACACGCCAGCCATTGTTGGCGGCTCAAGCAGGGGTATCGGCTGAGACCCTGGCGGCTCTGCGCGCTTCGATCACCTTCACCGCCCAGGCCCTGAATAGCAGCAATGCGAGTGCTGATGTACAGCAGATTTTCTTTTACGGACTGGTGACGAGCGTGGCGCGGGCTACGTTTGGTATTGCGGTGACGCCCTACGAAAGTTTTCCGATTTATTCACAGAAAGAAACTTTTGGAGTAGTCTGTACACCAAGAGTAATACCCGTTACAGCAGACCCTGACGAAGTGCTTAACGTTACCCCATAGTGGAGCTAGACCATGACCGCTGCAACGAACTACACCACGAACAAGTTTTTGGTAGATAACATCCTTCGTGGTCAAAGCAATACCCCGCCAACCTCGCTGTACTTCGGGTTGTTTGTGGCTGACCAAGGTTACTGGGTGGCGAGCCATGCCTATACCAGTGGGCAGTTTGTGCTCCCGGCTACCCCGAACGGCCACATTTACAAGTGCACGACCAGCGGCACGTCGGGTACGAACGCCGCAATTTTCAACACTGTGACCACGCCGGGTCAGACGGTTACGGATGGCACCGCCGTGTGGACGGAAGAAACGCTAGTGTTGGTGGCAGGGACGTATTCCACCTACCCGCCAGAATGCACGTACACCAGCTATGCCCGCGAGTTGGTTACGTCCTCGCTGGCCGACTGGTCCGGTACTCAGTCGCAAGGCTCCACCACGGCTTCGACGGGTAGCAGCACGACGCTTAACAGCGTGGCGCTAAACACCTTCAATAACAACGCTGTGGCTTTCCCAGCACCGACCGGTAATCAGACGGGTGTTGTGGCTGGTATGTTTATCATCGATAATGCGACGGCAGGCACCAGCGGGAACATCCTGTTCTGGTCGATGCTGACCAACCCGAAGACGATCAACAACGGCGATGCGGCTCCGAACTTCCCGCAGTTTGCATTTGAACTTAGCTGGAGCTAGGCATGGCGTACTGCCCTCCGGCAGTGCCGCTCAAGATCCCTCTGATTGAGAAGGTTCCGAGTGCGGTACTGAATTATGGGTTCGACCTCTCGCCTTCGGCCACCAATCCAGACAATCCCTGGGCAGCACCAGGGGTGACTTTGGTTCCTTGGCTGGCCCCGGGCGAAGAGGTTATTACGCTATTCATGACCCTCGGTGTTGGATCAGTAAGTGGCACGAACGATTTGATGCTGGTAGACCAGCAGATCACCGCAAACGCCACGGGCATACCACAAAGTTTGCTAACGGCCTGGATCAGTGGCGGGATTGCCGGTAATACATATTTAGTGACGTTTAGCTGGTTGACGAACAGCACCCCCGTTGGACGCCAAGATAGTCGGTCGATGAACATCCTTTGCGTGGCTACGTTGTAGCGGAGAAGAACATGACATTCGAAAGCATCAAGAAAGAACTATCGGTGGCGATCCTGCTGGTGATGCTCCTGGCAATGGACTATCTCAAGATTGTTGACCCGGAACTCAAGTACCTGATCATGGGTTTGGCGGGCACGATTACCGGTTTTGGTGGCTTCCAGGCCTCTCCGCTTAACCCGGCCAACAAAACAGCATCCGGGGGACCAGCCGCCCCTCAATGATGTAGCCGCCGAGCCGGTGATTGAGCCGGTGGCCGCATTGACACAGGAATTACAACAAGAAGCATTAGAATTGCCAATCCTTATCGAAGTCCCCCCACATACACAGACGGAGTTGAAAATGTCTATCCCGGATATCGCAGTATCAGACGTGACCGACGTGCTGAATGGCCTAGCGTCGTTGTTTGAAAAACCTGCATTTCAGGCCGCGTTGCCTGTAGTGATCACCCTCGTTGCTGATCTGGCAGAAGGTGGTGCAGCCGCATCGAATCCCTTGCTGTCGGCCCAGTTTTTGGCGACCCTGGTGAGTCAAATGCCGGTGATCGAACCCGCAGTATTGCAGGCAGGTGTCACGTTGTTCGGCGCAATCAATGCTGCGATCAAACCGAAAGCAGCGGAACCTGCACCCGCACCTGTCGTTGAACCTGTCCCGGAGCCGGTTGCAGAACCTGCACCCGTAGCCCAGCCAGCCGCCTAAGTTTTAACTACCCTCAAGGGGTTTATCATGAAACGTCTTATTCTTGTTTTGGCAAGTGCTCTGATGCTGGGAGCCTGTTCGGTGGCCCCAGTTAGTTCGACTGGCGCTGCTACGGCCACGGCTGCAAGCGGAACCACTGTTAGTACGGCTGCATCACAAGCCGTTGCAGTGATGGACAACGTACGAACCCAGGCACTCAAAGCCTGTGCAGTCGTGCCGCCCATGATTACGTCGATGATCACTATCGAGACCTCGCAACCCGCGAGTTCCGCCTCGACTTCGGCAGTTGCTCAGTTGAATAAGCTGAGCACGGATGTTACCGGCGCTTGTAATTTGATTGCCAAAATCCCGGCTCCTGGTGCTGCACCGGCCTTTACGTTGTCGGATGTCTCGACGTTCGTGAATACCAATGTGCCAACCCTGCTCACGATCATCGGCAATAGCTCGATGAACCAAACGCAGAAAACGGCGGCGCAATTGACCATTGTAGGCGTGCAAACCGGCCTAGCACTGGCTGTCGCGCAGGCGCAGTAAGATCATGACCAAGCAAATACGCGTAGCGCTCAGCGGTAGTGGTTATCGACTGGGCGCGCACCTTGGCGCTTTGCAAGCAATCCAAGATGCCGGGTTTGAGGTGAAGGAGCTTGCCGCAACTTCGGGCGGCTCCATAGTGGCGGCCCTGCTTGCCAGCGGCATGACTCTGGCTGATCTGCGACAGATGTGCCTGACATTGGACTGGTCGAAATACATGTCCTTTACGTGGGCACCGCTTACGTTGTTGACCAGTCAGGCGTTATGCAGCGGCGATTCGCTGTTGGCCTTCCTTACCCAGCTTACCAAGGGCGCGACTTTTAAAGACTCCGCGATTGACGTAAAGATCATCGCCAGTGATCTGTTGACCGAGCAGGAGTTTTGTTTCAGCAAGGCCACGACACCTGATTGCCCTTTGGCCGTGGCCGCACGCGCCAGTGCAAGTATTCCGATTGTGTTCGCACCGGTAGCCTATGGTGATGGTTTGTATGTAGACGGTGGCTGTACCGATAACATCCCGGCCAGCGAGTTGGTGGTGGACACCCTACCCCGAGTAGGGATCTACTTGGAGTCGGATGATGCGGTGCTCAAACCCGGTACGTATAGCTTGAGCACGCTTGCACCACGTATTATCGACTTGTTGCTGGCATCGAATGAACTGGCACATGTGGGTCTGGATACTAAGAACGGCGCGAATATCATTCATGTACCCACCGGATTTGCTAGTTCATTTGATCGCAATATGGCAGTGGCTACGCGCCAAAAGCTGTATGACGTTGGGTACGATACGACGAAGGCCGCGCTATGAGCGGGAATGACCAGGGCAACCCCCTTAATTTCATCTATGTGTGGGATGCAACCAGTCTGTTGACGAATGGCATTCCCACACCGGACGCCCAGGGTAGATTCCCGAATAAGCAAAATTTGCCGAATGCAGCTATGCCGATTTGGGAAGTTACTGCCCCTGCTTCAGATAACCCTCCGTGGCCTAACAACCAAGGAGCCATTGCAAACGCGACGGGGGCAGCGACAGGCCGTGGGGCGATCCCGGTCAAGTTCACTGCCCAACCTACTCCTGATTCGCAAGGCCGTTTTCCGAATGACCCGACGAATGTGAATAGTGCTATCCCAGTGTACCTAGTAGCAACTGTGCCGGGTGCAACACCCCCCTATCCTAATTCACAAGAAGCAGATGGGGGAGCAACACCTGTTTATGTAGTTAGCTGATTTACATGGAAGGCAACCATGTTTGCCACGTCTGTGTTTTGCCGCCTTCGGGCGGCTCTTTTTCTAGTGCTGGCACTCAGTGGCTGTGTGCTCGCACCTACTGCTGATCCAAAAACGCATGACCTAGTGTGCTGCATAGCCTACTCCACTTTTTTTGGTTATGACTTCAGCCAGTCGTATGAAAAGCAGGGAAGTCGCTGGGAAATCCACGGAACTGTGAGTTGGAAATACCTTAATGGTCCGTAGGTCTTCCGCAATTGATTGCGGGGCGAGCGTGATTAATCCGCGCAGACCAGATACAATGCGGGAGATACTAGCCGAGGTACACAATGGCAGGCGGTCAATCCCAAGAATTCGCAACGATTTCGGTGACGGGGAGTGCAATTGGCACGCCCCTAGACTCGTTGTTGATGGCAGCAGAGATTCAACCCGGATCTACCCCCTCGTACGAGTTGTGCAAAACCATCTACACGTACCACCCGTTGGGTGCGAAGATGGTCGAGTTGCCTATTCGACTGGCGCAAAGCCAGGAACGCAAGATCACTATTGCGCTAGGACCTGAGGAACGTATCAAAGAAGCCTTTGAACGTGAGTGGAAGGCTCTTTCTGCTGACAAGCATATTTTCAATGTGATGCGAATTAGCCGTATTTACGGCATTAGTGCAGTGGCACTGGGCGCGGTGGGCATCACTACGGATAAAGCTGTAAATTACAGTGAATTATATAAGAAACAGATTTATTTCAATGTGCTGGACCCGCTAAATACGGCTGGATCACTGGTATTGAATCAGAATCCTAACGCCCCGGATTTCCAGAAGCACAACAATATTGCCGTCAGTGGGCAGGCGTATCACCGCAGTCGCTCGTGCGTGATGTTGAACGAAGAACCGATTTACATCGAGTACACCAGTTCTGCTTTTGGTTTCGTTGGCCGCTCTGTGTACCAACGTGCGTTGTTCCCAATGAAGTCGTTTGTGCAATCTATGATCACCGACGATCTGGTGACTAAGAAGGCAGGCGTTCTGGTGGCAATGATCAAGCAGCTTGGCTCGGTCAGTGACAAGGTGATGCAGGGGTTGATGGGCATCAAGCGGGCTTTCCTGAAGGGAGCACAAACCGGTAATGTGATCAGCATCGGCCATGAGGATAAGGTCGAGTCGTTGAATATGCAAAACACCGATACGGCAATGACCACGGCCCGTAAGAACATTTTGGACAATATCGCCAGCAGCGCGAGTATGCCTGCCACGTTGATCAACAATGAAACCTTTGCCAGTGGTTTTGCGGACGGTAGTGAAGATGCGAAGGCGGTTGCGCAATACATCGAAAGCATTCGCACATCAATGGCCCCGTTATACGAATTCTTCGACAAGATTGTGATGTACCGGGCCTGGAACCCTGATTTCTATAAGGCGATTCAAACTGAATTCCCTGAATACGAGGGTATCGATTACCTCAGCGCGTTCTATCAATGGTCGAATAGCTTTAAGGCCGAATGGCCGTCACTGCTGATCGAACCGGAATCAGACCTGATCGAGATTGATGAGGCTAAGGTCAAGTCCGTCATGTCCGTGGGGCAATTGCTGTTGCCCATGGCTGACCCAGATAACAAGGCGCGTATTTTCCAGTGGATGCAAGATAACCTAAATGCCAATGAGACGCTCTTTAGCACGGCGCTTGACCTTGATTTTGAGGCCATGGCGAACTATGAACCACCGGCCCCCCCGGGTGGCGAAGGTGGTGGTCAGGGTGGCGCGCAAGGTGGACAGGCACAGAAAGGCCCGATTGAGCAGCTAACCCGGTCGGATGGGGATACCCCTTTGCAAATCCCGGCCCCAGCCTGGGAAACCCTGGGTAATGGTGCAACACAGCCAGCCCCCATGCTGAAGGTACATGGCACGGTATCCAGTCCCCAAGCCAGCCCGGTGCGGCCCGGTGTCAAGATGGCGTTTAAATAATGTCTACGTTTTATGAAGTGCTTACCGAGGCGGTGGCGGACATCGTTGAACACGGCTTCGACTCGCAAAAGCGCATTGATGACTGGTTGGTAAAGATCCGACAGGCAGCTATCGGTTCGCTGATTCCACAGCACAAGTTGGAATTGATGGTGCGCAAGAATTTTGTAGACATCTACCAGCGCATGGTCGTGAAGGGCGGGATCCTAAAGCACCATAAAGGATTGAGTCAGTTCACCCTCGATAGGGTGAAGCCAAAGCTCCGCAATGAGCTTGACCGGCACATTATGGCTAATGCCAAGCTGATCACGCTGAATCGAGAAGCTGCGGTTGAAACCACACTTCGACGCTTTGCCGGGTGGTCTACCAGTATTCCGTCTGGTGGCACGAAGGCAGCAGATAAGCTGGCAACGAAGACTGCTGTACGGAAGTCCCTGGCGCAATTGCCATTTCAGGAGCGCAGGGTTGCGATTGACCAGGGGCACAAGTTTATTTCGTCACTGAATCAAGTGCTGGCAGTAGAGCACGGGGCGTTGGCAGGGATTTGGCACAGCCATTGGCGGCGTAAAGGGTATAACTACCGGCCCGACCACAAGGAACGCGACCTAAGGGTTTATGCAGTGCGCGGTAACTGGGCGTTCGAGAAAGGGTTGATGAAGGTCGGCCCTGATGGATACACTGATCAGATTACCCAGCCTGCTGAAGAAGTGTACTGCGAGTGTTTTTACCAGTACGTGTATAACATCCAGGATTTGCCAGAATACATGCTCACGGTTAAAGCCAAGCGCGCAATCATGAAGGTGGAAACGGTATGACCATCCGAGAAGAAATGCAGAAGTGGCTGGACAGCCAGAAGCTTAAAGCCGAGCGCGATGCTTGGATGCGATCTAACACCCGGACTGATTCGGATTCAGAGGGGCGGTGGGTAACCATCAATAACACCCATGTATTGATTGGCAAGGACGGTCGAATTAAGAGTGGGGCTGAAGGGAAGTTCAACGGTCAAACCGAAGCGCAAATGAGTAAAGGTGAAGAAGCCAAGGGCGGGGGTAAGGACGCCCCGACCGAACCCGTAACAGTTCAAAAGGCTGGTCCCGATACGGGGAATAAAAAGATTCCGGCACCTCCTGGCAAGGAGGAAGGCAAGTCAGGGGCGCAAGAAGAACCCCCGATTGCTGATGATCTGGGCGATCTGAATAAACAGTTGACGGAAGCTCAATCTGATTTGGCGGTAAAAAGAAAGGAATTGCAAAAAGCCGGAGAGGGTGGAAAAGCAAAAACCACCGCCCAGGTGAGTGCCGTAGTTGAAGGCAACAAGGCGGTTGCGGCTGCTCTGGCGAAAGTAGATAGGATCAAGACACGACTGAAAACTGCTGCCCAGGTGTCGGAAGCCATGCCGACTGCCAATCCCCAAAACGAGATCAACAAACAGAAGCAGGAAGCGCAGGAAAGTGGGAAGCAGGAACAAGATTTCCAGACTCAGCAGGAAAAGGACAAGCGCGAACACGAGTTGAAAAAAGAGGAAATGAAGTCCGCTGCTGGCAAGGAGTCTGCTCCAGGCCCGACCACGACCACCGAAAAGACGACGGAGAAAGTGGCCGCGAATGGGGGGAAGACCGTTACCAAGGAAGCGAAGACTGAAACCGCTCCTGCCCCGGCTGAGAAGAAATCAGCGGAGAAACCTGCTGAAAAACCGGCGGAAAAGAAGGAAGAACCGGCTGCGGAAGATAAGGACCGACCAAAACGGTGGGACGGTACTCCGAATCCCCCCGGGGCATTGGAGACGGACCCGCCAGAAGAACGTGAAGCCTATTTAAAGAAGGAATTGGCTGAGACCGACGCGGAGTACAAGAAGTTGAAAGCGGCCTCGCCAGTCGATTGGAAAGCCATACACAAAACTAGTGATTACGAGCAAAGTTTAAAGGTGTCGTTAAAACGGCATCAGGACAAACAAGCGGAAGATGCGGCTGTGGCTAAAGACCCGTCAACCATTACTGCGGCAGAGAAATCGGCTGTCAAGGTGTATTCGTCTGCCAGCTATGAGTCCATAAACAAGCAATTGCGCTCTGGGAAAGAAGAAGCTGGGGGGATGTATAACCACGAGATAGGCGTACTCGATGCTGCGTTGAATAAAAAGACGCTACCCACTGGCACGAAGTTGAAGCGCTATATTGACGCGGCTGGGATTAAGCAGCTATTCGGCGGCGAACCCAAGGTAGGCTCGGTGGGTACGGACAAGGCATTCATGTCCACTTCAGATTCTAAGACCTGGGAAAAGAATGAGCACCAGTTAGTGATGGAAACTCCGGCTGGACAGAAAGGGTTGAAGCTGGGCAACTTGAGTAAATACGAAGAAGAGGGCGAAGTCCTGCTGCCTCGCGGTACTTCGTTGAAAGTCACGAGCATCGGCACCAGCAAGGGTAAGAAATTGATTAAGTGTGAAATTGTGCAGAATGGAGACACCAAGGCAGATTCTGTGCCGGGAACCGCTCGTGACGCGCAAGAGCAATGCACCCGCCTTACGCCCATGGAGTATGTACAGGCAATGATGGCCCGCTGCCACGGCGCGGGGCTATCGGCTACCCGCATCATGATGGCGAAGAAGGCATTTCTGGAAACACACGGGGAAACGCCGCAAACTATCGAGGAATACAGTGCGGGCATCGGCCAGCGATTCTTGCTGGCGCTGCTCAATGAATTCGGCATTCCTTCGATTGAAGAAACCGTTGACTGGTTTAACCGTACAGAAGCGCGGGCGGATGCTGGGGTCGTGCAATTGGCGGTGCCTGTTGGGGAGAAAATTGCCGCTGGTGTGTTGTTTATCACTGACAGTGGTTATATCCTCTTGGGCCAACGCGCAGAACCGGGGGAGTACCAGGGTCACTGGGGCATTTTTGGTGGACACGCGGAACCGGGCGAACCGCTTGAACTCACGGCTATGCGTGAAGTGCTGGAAGAAACAGGCCATGAAATTGAACAGAGTCAGATAGAGGGCGAGGCACCGCCGTTGCAATTGATTGCGGAAACCGAACTAGACGGTACGAAGTTCTCGTATTTCATCAACGTGTGTAAGCCCTTCGAAGTGCGGTTAAACGACGAACACACGACCTATGGCTGGTTTGCTATGGGGGCGATGCCAGAGCCGTTGATTCCCGGTTTGCAGGAAGTAATCGACAGCGATTTGGTTAAAGGCCTGCGGCTGCGCAAGATGAATGAAACGGATGTGGCGCGGGCGATGGCCTGGGGTGCGTTGCCCTCACCTATGAAGTTTGCGAATGTCAGCATGTACAAGATGCGGATTACTGGCACGGGCGCGGCATTTCGTAGTGGTCAGCCAGAAATCAAGAATGCTGATGGCAAGGTTACGCAGGTAGCACTCAAAGACGAGCATTGTTTCCGCCCGCCCGAGCACTATCTTAATGAGGACTTTCTTGAGCGCTGCCAGGGCTTGAACCTGATTTTTGAACATCCGAAGAAACGAATTTTGAATTCCAAGGAGTTCAATGATCGGAAAGTTGGGAACATAGTACAGCCCTATATTTGGGGCGATGAGGTGTGGGGTATCGGCAAGGTGTACGACCAAGACACCATCGATATCCTAGATCATGAGGTGATGAGCACCAGCCCTGCTGTGCAATTTGGCGACAATGACGGGAATACGATCATCCCCCTCAGTGACGGGTCGCAAATGTTGATTGAGGGTAAGGCCCGCCTGCTCGACCACTTGGCTATCTGCGAGCAGGGGGTCTGGGATAAGGGCGGGCCGCCTACCGGAATTATTTCCGAAAGTGCGAAATAGCACATTGATAAAGATTCACAGAAAGACTTTGTATCTGTAGACTCTCAAATTAACAAGCAACTGATTCACTCATTCATATTGGAGTAGCAGCCATGACTGAAGCCGAACTCAAAGCAAAGGCAGACGCAGAAGAAAAAGCGCGTGCTGATGCTGAAGCCCCAGGCTGGGCCAAGAACCTCAGCGCCAAGATGGACGCTTGTATGACCAAGATGGACGCCGCTGGCATGGGCAGTATCATCAAGGTTGATTCCGAAAAGGAAGAAGCCGAAAAGGTCGCCGCTGACAAGAAGAAGGCCGACGAAGAAAAAGCCAAGGCTGATGCGGCTAAGGCTGACGCCGACAAGGAAGCGGAAGAAAAAGCCAAGGCCGACAAAGCCAAGGCTGACGCTGAAGAAGAAGAAAAGAAGAAGGCCGACAAAATGAAAGCCGACGAAGACAAGAAGGAAGAAGAAGCTCGTGCCGACTCGGTTCGCAAGGCCGTCGAAGCAGCTACTGCGCCCTTCAAGACCCTGATCGAAGAACAGAACAAGAAGCTTGCCGCCCTGACCGGCGCGGTGCATATTTCTGATGCTGACGAACTTTCGTTGGCTCAGATCCAAGCACGCGCAGACGAAGTGGCGAACTTGTTTGGCGAACGTGCTCCGAAGCACATGGCTGGCGAAACCCCGATTGCGTACCGCCGCCGTATGGCAGACAAGTACAAAGTTCATAGCCCGGACTGGAAAGACCGTGATATGTCGATTGTGCCTGATGCGATGCTAGACGTGGCTGAAAAAGCCATTTACGCCGATGCGTCGAAGAAAGGCCTGGACCCGGCAGAAGCTCCCGCAGGCGTGTTGTCCGCGCATGTGACGAAGGACCGCACTGGGCGCGAAATTACCGAGTTCCGTGGCAGCAAGCGCGTATGGATGAGCCAGTTTATTTCGGCTCCCCAGGAACTTGTCAAATTCAACACGAACCGGGAGTAATGAGTCATGGCCTCAAATGCATCTTGGAACCCGTTTGTGACGACCAACGTTGCCGGATCGTTCTCGATCCAGTCCGAAGGTTTTGTCCAAGGCGTGGCGCTTGACGACCCGACTGTACGGTTTGCCCTCGCTGGTGGCCCGCTGGCTGGTACTGAAACCCTCCCGATGTGGGGCGGCGTGGCGATTTCAGAATTCATTCCAGCTTCGGCAGCTTCGGGTGCCTTCGCAGGTCTGGGTTCACAGATCGCACGCGCTACCGCAATCGGTGGCGGCAACCCGATCAGCGGCTTCTCGGTCTTGAACCAAGCAAGCTCGTGGGTGACTTCGCCGCAAAGCGAATGCCCGAGTGCGTCGGCTTATCAGACGATTCCGTACTACCGCCTCGGCAGTGGTGCTCGTATCGCGCTGGCAATCGACCCCTCGCTGGTTTCGCTTGACGGCGGCCTGACCTCACAGCAAGTTTCGTGGGACTACAACGCTCAATGCTTGGCCCCGTATGTTGCAAGCGGCGGCACGGTTGCCGTGACTTCGGTTACGGGAGCTTACGCAGCAGGCGTGTGGACTTTCGTGGTGGTAGCAGGTGCAGCAACTCAAGTCGGCGCGGTCGGTGACTACATCACTTTCAGCGGCATTACCGGCACGGGTGCCAACTACCTGAATTCTACGCACGTAGTTTCAGCCTACACTGACAACGAACACTTCAGCTTCCAAGTTTCCGGTGGCTCAACCCTGTTCTCGTCTGGTGCTCAGTCAGGCACGATTCTCGTGCAACAAGGTGTGGGCGCGCTGGCGGTCAAGATCCTGAAGCTGAATATCGGCAACAGTAAGGTCGTGACGTACGACGCCGTTAATAACCTCGTCCACTGGACGAACAATGGCTCTACGGCCATTGCGTTGATCTAAGGAGTCGGTCATGGCCGGTGTAACCCCCTCATATGTCCAGCTTCACCCGTCGTACATGATGCCGGAGTTTATTCTCCAGTATCAGCAAGCGAGTGGAGCATTCGAGACCCTGCAAGGCGGTGAGCCTCTCACTCGCCTGGGCACCGGTGACCTCGTTGCGTATATCAAGGCATTCGATATTCGTACCGATATCGCTGCGGGTAACAGCGCGTACAACCAACTGCCGTCTGTGTCGATCACGCCGCGTATGATCAGCACCGCCTCGTACCTGCTTCGGGTGCGTGCGGAGTATGACCATCACGACTTGGCGGCCTTCGGTAACTGGGGCGCTTCTCTGGTGGACGCCCAGCGCTTGGGTACTCGCCAAGGTATCTTCCAGCAAATGCGTTCGGCGCTGCTCTACGGAATTACGCCCACCAACGGCGAAGGTCTGTTGAATGCGCAGGGTGCAACTGCTGTGACTCTGCCTGCCGACAGCAACGGTCAAGACAGCATCAGCACTTACGATAACGGTCAGCTTGCAATTTTCTTCCTGACCCAACTCGGCGCGCTGAAGACCCGTACGTTGCAGATCGGTCAGCCGACCCAGATCACGTTCCTGGCACCGCAGCGAGTGATTTCGCAAATGACCTACGCGGGTGTCGTGCAACTGGTCCAGTATCAACGTGTTGGTGCTGGTACGAACAGCACTGCTGGGATGCTCGCTGATGTAGCCGCTGTACAGGGCGACAAGGTGATTTTCCAGTGCGACGATACGCTGATCGGCCAAGGTGCAGGCGGTACGGATGCGATCATCATGACCACGCCGGAAGTCAAGAAGCCGGTCGGTAGCCCGATCAACACCAACGAGTTCGCACGACTCGCCCCGGGCCTCGAAGCTTGCAACATTCAGCTTTGCGACATGGACGCGCCTCGTGAAATCCCGACCCCGTTGGCCGGTGGTGCAATCGATGTGTTGAGCGAGTTGCGGATCACCAGCGGCTGGTCGCTGCGTCCCGAAGCTCTGACGATCATCAGCGCACCGTTCTAATCGACCAGAAGTAGCTGTACAATAGAAAAGCCCGGTTCCCGTTAATGGGCGTCGGGCTTTTTTCTTAAAGCAGCCATACATTTACACACAGACGGAGTACATAAAATGACCAAGCTCTACGTAGCCAACTGCTCGAAGTTCGTTCAAGATTTCTTGTTCAAACTGCCTGGGCAAACCCAGATTAACGCTTACCGGGCGACGATTCCCATCGGTGGGCAGACGTTGATCATGAATCGTGATATCGACATGAAAACGGCCATGCACATCGTGCAGCAGCATGAAAAGTACGGCCTGATTTCCGTACAGGATTTGGATCGCACGAAGTCCTATTTCGGCTTGTGCTATCGGCTCGATGAAGAAATTGAAGTCGAGCAAATCATGCTGGGCATAGCCCACAACGAAGAAGTGAAAGATATCCTCGCCCATGAGAACCGCAAGCGCATGGCTGTGGCGCTGTCGGACGGGATTGACAAAATGATGCAAGGCAGTGAAGCCCACCTTCAAGGGCTGGAAATGGAGCTTACCGAACTGCCGAAAGCCGGGGATAACGCACCGCGCAAGACCGAGGCTATTCAGGTGGCAAAGCCCGGTAGCAAGGCTGCTCAACGTGGTGCCGAGAAGGCATTCCAAGCGCGGTAATCATCGGGGGTCAACATGGCTTATCCGTACGGTTGTGCAAATATGACGGACTTCCAGTATTTCATCTACTCGGTGATGCTGATTCCCGTTGCGTACTTGCCCACCACTAGCCCGACGATTGCCGAGGCTTTTGCGGTATCGCAATGCACTGTTGACCCATTTATTCGGCAAGCTAGTCCCGTCTATTACAACTTGGCGTTCTATAACTTTGGTGGTGATTACATCATCAATAATGCGGTAGACGTTGAGTGTGATGCGTATTTTGAAAACCTGCGCAAGAAGTGGAATATTAATGGTTTCGTGGCCGGGGTGGTTCAATCCACTTCTGACATGAGTACCAGCACGTCGTTGAAGGTGCCAGAGGTGTACGACAACCTCAGCCCATTCGACTTGCAGCTAAACAAGACGCCGTACGGGCGACAGTATATGGCGATTGCCAGCAAATTCAGCGACATCTGGGGTATCAGCTAATGGAAGTTTTTACGCAAAAGGCCCGCCTGGATTTGGTGGAGGCCTTGGGCCTGGACCCGAAAAGTATTCAGAGCATCAATATTCAACTCGATGGTCAGCAAACGCCGACCGTCACGATTGTGAAATACATTACTGATGACCAGATGAAGGTACTAGGCCAGATGCTCCAGGGCTTTGAACTGGTCGAGAAGTGGGCAATTCCGCTGGAGCAATGACGTGATTCTGGTACTTGGTATCATCGATATCCCATACGCGCAAGCTGGGTCAGCGATGAAGAAGGTCAAGAAGGCTCCTAAGGGTAAGGCAACGGCTAAGGCCGCCAAACCCAAGAAGGCTCCTGCCCAACGCGAGGAAACCACGGGTGAAGTAGCTTCGGCGCTGGAAGAAAAGTATCAGATCATGCAGCATTTCTTTGACGAGTATGAAGGTGTGTTCATGTACGACCTGATTGAGGATCTTGAAAAGCAGATTTTCAACTTGAATAACGGATCTCCCGTATTTGAAGGTGGCCCGTTCAAGAGTGGGTTGGAAAAGATGAAGGTATTGTTTGTCCAGTTTTTGGATGATCGGGAAATCGAACATCTGGGCATCCCTGGGGTGCCAACCAAGGCCGCGCTCGACGGAGTGCAGTCGAAGTTCAAGTTATTTAAGGGCGAACGCCGCGCCAGTTTTATCGATACGGGGCTGTACCAACAGTCGTTCAAGGCCTGGACTGAGTAGCACAGCGCGCAATCAATTGCGGAAGAACTGACATGCCGGGATCAATCGCTGAGTCGTATGAAAGCCAAGGGCCGCTGAATGCACCACTTCAGCAGGGCCTGGAGACGATTTCCCAGGACCAGGAGATATTGTTCACCCAGTACGTGAAGCTGATCCTACCGCTGGATGGTTATGTGTTTTGGGTGCGGTCTGATCTGGTGGGGGCGGCTGCGCTGTGCAACTGCTATAACTGCTCGAATCAGCAGGTTACCCCGACTACGCCCTATGTGAATCCTACCCAGGCCGTGCTTGGGCCGCCTGGACCCTACCTGAAAGTACAAGGATCTCTGCACTACAGTACGTCTGTACGGCAGTCCGAAGATGAGACGATGGCCGTGAATAGTGTTATCTTCACCGCCCAGTCGGAAGTCAACGATTTCAACTTGATTGGCCCGACCGTGATGTACATCGGGACGTTTGAAGGCCGCAGATTCGCCTTCAGCAAGCGCGATGCTTGGTACAAGCAAGCTGGCCTTTATCACTACCAGGGCGACGCCGTGTACCCGGCCCTGGCGAGTCAGCTAGTTGATGATGTAAGTGCGTTTGACACCACAAACGTAATCGTTAGCAATAGCTTACCGATCTGGCTGGCGCTAAATCAGTTCATGCCTATGTATCCGAGCTTTTTGGTGGAGGAAAACATACCACCGCCCTATGCCTCAGTGCATATTCCCCCCGACAGTACGACCGCTGTAGCCGCAAGGCCTGCGTGGGGCCACACAGGAACCCATAGCCAGCTAGTGAAAGAAAAGGTTAAGATCACGGTGTACGGTTTGCGCAACTTCAGTGCGCTGGATTTTCAAGATTACGTTTTTCAAAACAGTCTTGATAACCCGACGGTCTGGGGGTTGATGAACATGCCGGTGATGCAGGATGAGAAGCGGATCCAGTCAGAACTGACCGTGATTGCGCAGAAGAAGTCTTTCGAAATGGAAGTGAATTACTACCAGATTCGAGTCCGAGACATCGCAAGGCAGTTGATCCAAGGAGCAGTACCAGATATTTATCTTGAACCCCTGTAAGGGGATTTGCTAACCAAGTAGGGAGTTCAAAATGTCACAAGGTCCGTTGGGTGTAAGCATCACCAATGTCGAAGGCAGCAACTCCAAGCTGAATTTGACTGCCGGTGCCACGCTGGTGAAGCCGCAACCGGGTCGCATCCTGTCGCTCGTTATCAATACTCCTGGGTCGACCACGACCACCCCGAGTGTTGTTATGTACGACTCGGCTACGACCGCAGGTACGGCTACTGCAAACATTGTCTATGCCAGCCCTGACAACGTGGCGGCAGGTACGGTGATTCCGGTGAATTTTCCGGTCCAGAATGGGCTTGTCGTCGTGCCAGAAACCGGGTGCGTTTGCTCCCTTTCGTACAACTAAGAGCCGGTGGCTCATTTTTAACGCATTAGGAGTTTAAAATGCCACAAGGTCAAATTGCATTGGCAAACACCCCGAGCAACGGCTCGAAGTCTGCCCTTGGTCTTACGGATGCAGCAGTTAATCTGGTGAAGTCACAACCGGGTAAGGTGCTGCAAGCAAATGTGGTTGTTGCCCTGGCTGGCGCGTTGTCGATTTATGACAGTGCGACTACCGCAGGCACCGCCGCAGCAAATCTGGTGTACGCCAGTAGCACGACTGTGGCGATTGGCACGATCATTGAACTGGATTTCCCGATGCAGAACGGCATTGTCGCCGTGCTCGGAAGCACCGGTCAAGTCGCGCTGTCATACGTCTAAGCACGGTGTGAGAAATAACGTCTAACCTCTAAGGGATTCGGCCATGACGAACGCAATTGTTCAAGTCAGCGTAAGCCAAACCATTGCACCAGCACCAAGTAAGTTGCAACGGACTGGCGCGATGATTAGTCAGGGGGGTACGACGCTCACCCCGGGGACTTACTCGCTTCTGACGCAGGACTCAGACCTGACGCCGCTTCTGACGCAGCCTCAGACCAATAGCACGCTTGCCTGGGCGTCGTCGGTTGTGACCGTTACGACTGCGGTGGCTCACGGCTACCCGACCGGCGCGCTAATCAACCTGACCATCTCCGGTGCGAACCCTGCCGGTTATAACGGCACGTTCCTGGCGACCATTACCAGCAGCACGCAATTTACTTATCCGCTAACTGGTAACCCCGGCGCGCAGGTAAGTGCTGGTACGACGGTCAATGCCTTCGTGACCCAACTAGGGGCCATGGTCAACACGTTCTACGACCAGAACGGTCTGTTGAGTGTGTATGTGCTTGAGCTTGGCACCGGCACCAGCACGACGGGTATCGCGTCGCTGGAGGCTTACATTGTCGCCAGCCCTGGTTTCTTCTACAGCTACTTGATTCCGCGTGGCTGGGATGCAGATTCGACTTACCCAGCTTTCCTGGCGAACTACAACGCGCCAAACGCGAAGATTTACTTCTACACGACGGTGACGTTGAGTAGCTACGCGGCCTTGACCAACAACCAGTTGAACAAGTGCTGCCCGGTGCTGATCGAAAGCACGAGTCCGGCTCTGCCGCCCGACGAGTTCTCGATGGCGGCGATGTGGTGGACCACGCTCAATGCCAATCCCAGCAGCACGAACATGGTGCCTCCGCTGTGCTTCAGCTTCCTGATCGGCGTTACTGCCGGTACTTGGACGGGTCCGCAATTGACTGCGTTCAAGACCAACAATGTCAACTACGTCGGGACCGGCGCAGAAGGCGGGATCAGCAAAGATATCCTGTACTGGGGCAATATGCCTGACGGCAACCCCTGGAACTACTGGTACTCGGCTGACTGGTCGCAGATCAATTTGGACCTCGATATCAGCAACACGATTATCAACGGTAGCAACACCAGCATCAATCCGCTCTACTACAACCAGGACGGTGTGAATCGTCTTCAGGCGACGGCAGTGCAGACGATGCAGGAAGCGATTGCGTACGGCTTGGCGTACGGTACGCTGGTGCAAACCCAGCTTGATCCTACGACCTTTGCCAATAACGTGTCGGCTGGCCTGTACCTGGGTTATGTGGTGGTCAACGCCGTGCCGGTGGCGACGTGGCTGGCATCGAATCCAAGCACGTATTCCGAGGGTATTTACGGGGGCTTGGCCGCGCTCTACACGCCAGCCCGAGGGTTTGAACAGATCCTGTTCAACCTTAACGTCAGCAACTTGGCATAAGGGGTATAGAACATGGCAACGCAAACTAACCCCCTCATTGCCCAGGGCACGCTTAACCGGCTCCGGGGTAGTGTAGTGTGGGCGAACTTCCCCACGCTGAATGTCACGGCCCCGTTCTTGAATAAAGAAGGTATCCGGTTGGCCCTGGATGGCGAGGCTACGACTTTCATCCAGACGATTACCGGCGCGGTAACTTCGCCGGAACCGTACCAGATGATCACACTCACCATGAACATCCTGAAGACGAACGGTCTTGCAGCGCTGTATCAGGCGCAAATGCAGAACTCAACGTTGCTGGGAAATGGCACGGTGATTACCGACACGAACGCCTTGCCGGTCTTCCCGCTGATCAACTGCGCTATCGAGTCGGTGCGCGAGTTGAGCTTTGCCGGTGAAGATGCGGGCTTTGCGGTGGTGGTTCGTGGCTACTGGATCGTTAATAACGCGCTGTGGAATTTGCTGTAAAAACCAGCGTAGTAGGGCACAGACAAAATGACCAAATTAGATAAAAAACTAAATATCGTGCTCCCACTCGATTCTGGGTGGGTACACGCTACCCCTATCTCGTACGATATCTTCGAGAAGTATTTCGTGAGTATCTCCAAGGCTTTCTCGCGGTTGTTTAACGAGGGCCTTGGCACGTTTGCAGGGCCACGAGTGGCTTACCTGATGCTGAAGAAGGTGGCTGAAGAAGACGGCAACTGGGAAACACCTAATGGTGACGGTGTGAGCCAGGGGCTGATGAACGAAATTATCCGGTTGTCGAATGTGTTGCTGCCGGGTGAGCAGGGCTGGACATCACTCCCGTTGTACGAAGCGCTCCGGCAAGGAAAATTGGACCCTGACGAAAAGGCGGAGGTGCTAAACGGCCTTGTTTTTTTTACTTTGGCTTCGTCGATGGCACGGAAGGCGGACTTGAGGGGGGTGCTCTCTGGGATAGTAAAATTCTGGGATGGGCAAATCACGTTGTCCGACTCTACGGCTTTTCTAGCCTCCTTGCCGACATTGACACCAGTAGAGCCTACTGGTCCGAAGGAGCCAGCATCGCCCATACCGTCTTGAACTGGGTGGTAGAAGACGGGTATAGGCAGTTTTTTGGTCAGTCAGACTACGAATTTGAATTCACGTCCGCACAGCATTACAGGAACCGGCACCTTTTGGCGGCGATGAGGCCTCGGCGGTCCAGATGAAATAGCGCAATTGATTGCGGAGCGTGAATCGTGGCAGATAAACCAATCCTCAAGATTCCTGTGGACACCCAGGAGTGGGATCAGTTCGTAGATAAGTTCAATGCCTACCAAAAGGTGTTGGAAACCCAGGGCGAGCAGTGGGCTGACACGAACAAAGGTGTCAAGGAAGTCTCGAAATCCTTCGATCAAGTAGAAGGGTCGTTCGACAAGTTGGTTAAGGCCGCAGTAAATCCCGCGTTCGCTGATAAGAGTACCGGCACCTTTGCACGCTTTGAGAAAAGCTCGCAGAAGACTGCTGGGTTCTGGAAAGCCACCGAGCGCTCGCTCGAAAAAACCAGTAAGTATTTCGAAACCTTCGTGCGTTCGGGCATCAAGTGGGAAGGACTCGCCAAGGGCGGCGGCTTGATCGGTGGGGTGCTAGGTATTGGTGGTGCCATATTGGGCGCTACTGAAAAGGCCTCGAATGACTTTGCTGGTCAAAATAAGCTGAATCGCTCTCTTGGATTAAAGCCAGGGGAGCAACAGGCGTTCACCAACGCGTTTGGTCCTGCGGGCGCTGATGATGCACTGCTCGCCAAGATGGCAGCGGCTAAGAACGACCCTAACCAGTGGCACGGGTTGTTGGCGGCTGGTATCAATCAGCAGGAAATCCTAAGTAAGAACCCTGAGCAGCTTGCCGCCGAGTTTATGGAAAAGGCGGGGGATCGCTTTAACAAGCTGGGTCCGAATGGCGGCGCTTGGGCGAATTCCACAGGTGTGTCAGAGTTCCTGGACCCTAATCAGCTTCGGCTTGCTGGTTCGTATAACCACGGCCAGTATCAGGGCTTCCAAGGGCAATACGAGCAAGACGTACCGAAGTTTGCCGCCCAGCAGTCTGTGCTGGATGAAGCTACCAAGGCCAAACAGGATTTCGATAAGGCGTGGACTCAGCTTGATTTGGCGTTTGACAAGGCGGCGATGAAACTCACGCCGGATGTGGTCAAGCTGGTAGACGAGTTCGCAGATATGGTGAGTGCGTTTGCTGATTCGAAAGAATTCGCTACGGATGTCAAGGATTTCAAGGAAGACATCCACACTATGGGTGTGGCCGCCAAGTGGGTAGCTGATCATTTAAATCACCTATTCGGGCTAGACAAGCCGGGTGCCGATAAGAAGACTCACGTAGACCCACAGGGGTGGGGTGGGAAGCTGTTGTCGTTTGGTAAGTACACCTGGGATGCCATAACTGGGAATCAGTTCACGCCACCTAAATACGATTACGGTGGTGATGACGACACTTCAGATGCGAATGGTGGCGCACCGAACGGTAGCGCGGGCTATGAAGACAAGATGCTCGACGCGATTAAGATGAACGAGTCGAGCGGTGTGAATGGCAAGACGAACCCTGACACGGGCGCGGCTGGCCTGTATGGCATCATGCCCGAAAACTCTACGAAAGCCGGTATCGACCCGATGGATCCGGTGGCTAGTCGCGGATTGGCTAAAAAGATTTATGACAGTTTCCTCACCAAGTACCACGGTGACAGTGCAAAGGCTCTGGCCGCTTATGACGGCTTCGGCGGCTTGGATAAAGACATTGCCAAGTACGGCGATCAGTGGCGCAGCCATATTGACGAATATCAAAGTACAGGTGAGACCATTAAGTATCTGAAGCGCATCGAAAAGCAGGGGCTTAATATTGGCCCCGGGACTAATGACGCCGATACCAAACCCAGCAAGCTCGACACCACGCCGATTGATGGTATGGATGTGCAACCGTACACGCCAGAAGAAGAGAAGGCGAAAGATCAGAGTGATAAGCAGTATGTGAAGGACCAGATGAAGGGCAACCGTAATATGTTTGGGGTATTTCAAGACCTGTTCACCCCTGGTGCTGGGAATAAGTACCTACCCCCGGACAATCAGTCCAAGGCTACGTCTGGTCAGCAAGCGCCCTATAACATCAATGTCTCGGTCAGCGCTCCCCCTGGCACTAACACGGCTGTAACGGCTGGGGGGCTGGCACAGTGAGGTATTACCGCGTAGTCATTACTGACCCGACCACGAATGAAATTCTGGTGCCGAATTACAACGGTATTCCGGGTTTCACACGGGTGGGGAACGATACGAACATTTCGTCGTACACCAGTCTTAATTACGGTCAGACTGTGACTGCGTTTGGCAGCACGAATATGTCAGCCCAGATGGTGGAAGTAGATATCCCAGTGGGGTTTTTGCATCAGCCTGGGCAGAATGCTTACATCAAGATTCATGGGGTGGGCATTGCCGAAATCGGCCAAGCAGCAGATTTACAGGGTATGAACATCGCCGTGTATGGGGGTATGGCCGCTGGCCTACCTTTGGCTAACCCGCTTGAATCAGGGCTGTTGGTCAACGCCATGGTACTCCAGTCGTTTGGAATTTGGCTGGGACACGAGCAGTCGCTCAATATGTTCATGACTTTTCAAGGTAGTAGTCCTACATCGAACCAAACCTCTGGCAATCCGAGCAGTACGAGCACTGTGCCAGTCCCGACTACGAATGAAAATCCGGCCAATATTGTCTTTCAATGGCGACCGGGCCAACCCCTGCTCACACCAGTGGTTAATACCTTACAAGTTGCGTACCCGAAGTACTCGATTGCCGGAGCCGTGCATAGTGGATTAGTGTGGAGTGGCGCGACTGCCACGGGCTATTTCAATACGCTTGAGCAGTTTTCTGCCTATTTATATCAAAAGTCACTTTCTATCATTAGTGGCTATGCGCCTATTAATCCACTACCACAGAACTACCCCAGCAATTACCCAGGGGTGCGGCTTGCATTGCAAAACAATACGATTACGATTCAGGATGGCACGACGCAAACCACGCCGAAGCAGATCCAGTTTATTGATTTGGTGGGCCAACCGACTTGGAGCCAACGCTATCAAGTGCAGGTGACGTGCGTAATGAGAGCGGATATTAACTGTGGTGATTATGTGCGGCTCCCGCCGTCCCCAGGAATCACCACGCTGGGTAGTAACAGTGAGTACTTCAACCCTTCTGGGGGCAACATATACGCGACTGCTAAGGACAGCAGCATCTTCAGCGGGGTTTTTGAAGTGATAGCTGTTCGACATGTGGGGAATAACCGGGATCCGAATGCTCAGTCCTGGGTGACCACACTCGATTTATTGAATATGTCTTACGGGCAACCAGAGGTCGTAGATACCCTGCCAGTCTTGTACAATGGCCCTACTGGTGGTAGCGCATATTCTTTCTATTTGCCGAGTTAGTCATGCCAAGCTTAGACCAAACGATTTTCAAGCTAGGTTTTCAAATTTCACCGGTTATTTTGGTGAATGGTGTGGCGTCGCAAATTCCTGGGCAGATGCTACCCATTGTTGCCTTGACTCAAGCGGCTGACTTCACGCTAGGCCTGTTGAGTGGTGGTGCCAGCTTACCCTCATCGTTGGATCAATATTTTGCCCATTGGAAACCCCTACCCGGTACAACGCTGATTCAAAACACTATCGGCCAGTATCCCTTTGCCAATCAAGCGGTGGCGGCGAACTCGATCATTGCCCAGCCGTTGCAGATCAGTATGTTGATGGCGTGCCCAGTGCAGGAGGAAGGTGGCTATCCGGCCAAACTGGCTACCATGACGGTATTGGTGCAAACGCTCAATCAGCACAATGCGATGGGGGGCGTATATACAATTGCCACTCCAGCCCAGATTTACCCGAACTGCATCTTGCTGGCCGTGCGTGATGTGTCTAGTGGGGAGAGCAAGCAGGTACAATTTGCTTACCAGTTCGACTTCGTGCAGCCGCTGATTACGATCAACCAAGCGACGCAGGTTTATAACTCCCTGATGAACACCATTTCTGGTGGCTTACCCACGAGCTTGACCCCTTCGTGGAGTGGCTTGTCCTCCACCACGGGTGCCAATTTAGTATCAGCCCCTGGTGCAGCTATTCCCTCTCTCACCAATATGGCTGGTGCAGCGGCTTCGGGGGTTGGGTCTGGTGCGATTGGTGGTGTGCTAGGTGGCACGGGGATAGGACTATGACTACCGTTCAGTTTCAACCATCACCCACGGCGAATACCCGGTTCCAAGCGACGCTTGATAGTCAGGTGTACAACGTGGTTATCAATTGGAATTTGTTCGGTGCCCGGTATTACGTGAATATCTACACGTTGGCGGGTCAGCGTATTGTGACTGAGCCGTTGATTGGCTCGCCACTGGGTTATGACCTGTCTTCATTGACCAGTGATAACAACATCGCCAGTGCTGTGACGGCGGTGAGTCACACCTACACGGTCGGTAGTATTGTGCCCTTGCAGATTGCCGGGAACACCCCGACCGCATTTAACGGCACGTTCAATTGCAACATTACCGGCCCGAACAGTTTTACTTATCCCCTGCCAGGGACGATTGATCAGGCTACACAATTGGGCACGGCCACATACACCCTGAGCCTTACAGCCGGGTATTTCAACAGCACTATGGTGTATTTTCCGGACAACGAGCAGATCATCATCACTCCCTAAGTCCGCAATTAATTGCGGAGGAATTCGTGACCATTGAACTGAAGAACCCGCTGTTCAAATCGATCCCAGCGGCGATTCATAAGCGAGTAGTGAATGCTTTCCAGTTGACAGGGAAGGCGCTCCCTTGCCACGTCACTGCTGTGAATGCTGCACCGAGTGGGGTGCTGATTACCGTGCAGTTCGATGTCAGTGATATCCACAATTTGCCACAGATTACGATTCCCCTGTTTGGGCCTGAGTACATTCGTTACCCGATCAAGGCAACTGATCTGGGTGTGGTTATGCCGGTAGATGCTAGTGTGGCTTACACCAGCGGGCAGAGTAGTGGTATTTCTGATTTGAGTGACCCGGCCAACCTTGAGGCGCTGTATTTCATGCCGATTGGTAATAAGAACTGGGTATCAGTAGACCCTGATCAGGTGACGATTTATGCCCCCAATGGTGCGACAATACGCGACACGAACAGTGGTGCGGTCATTGTGTTGCACCCCACGGAGATAACGATTACTGTAGGGTCCAGTAGCTGGGCGATGAACAGTACTAGCGTGACTGTGACTACCACACACTACGTAGTCAATGCCTCAGCCGATGCCACGATCACCGCGCCACAGATTGTGTTGGATGGTCAGATGACGCAGGGCACCAGTGGCGCGGGCTACCCGGCGACCTTGCAGGGTCCGGTTACTGTGGTTCACGAGGTTACAGCCGCAAGTATCCCGCTCAGCACTCACTTGCACAGCGATGCTGGTGGCACGGGCGATTCTGGTCCGCCTATCCCATAAGGAGCATGAAATGCGGGTCTACGGAAGAATTTACAACGGGGGTGTGCCGCAATGGGTTGTGGTGGAAACTGACGCCGCAGGGAATAGCGAGTACGTGTACGTGACGTGGCTTATTCAGGTGTTGAAGCTGTGCCTGGGTGAAAGCCCGTTCTACGCGAATTATGGTATCCCGGCTGTGCCTTCAGTTGTGCAGCAGATCTTCCCAGATTTTTATGTGGCCCAGGTGCAGCAGCAATTTCAGCAGTATTTCGCGTCGCTGATCATTAGCAAGGTGCCGAGCCTCACACCCACGTACAACGTGAATATTCTGATGTTCAATGGAACTGTATTTTCCGCAACTATCGCGGGGTAGACATGTTTTATACCTATTTACACCTGACTACTGATGGAAAACCTTTTTATATCGGAAAAGGGTGTGGTCATCGAGCTTGGTCGAAAGCGAATCGCAATAACCATTGGCAACGTACTGTTGAGAAATACGGCTTACAAGTAGTAGTTTTAGCTGAATGGGCAACAGAAGAAGAAGCTTTTGAGCACGAAAAAGTCCTAATTGCGTGTTTCCGTGACATGGGCCACAAATTGGTGAACCGCACTGACGGGGGTGGCGGTGTATCTGGATTAGTGATGACTGCTGAGTGGAAGCAGAAAAAACGAGAATTTCGTACAGGCAAAAAACACTCGGTTGAAACTCGAAAAAAGATAGCAGAGGCTAATAGATTAAGAGTAAAGAAACCAGAAAGTATTGAAAAACAGCGGACAAAAATTATTGGTCGAAAAGCAACTATTGAGCAGCGTCTTAAGCAGTCCTTAGCGGCGAAAGGGAAGAAAAAGCCAGATGGTTTTGGTGAAAAAATACGTCAAGCAAGAACTGGAGTGCCTAGAACCCCAGAAACTATTGAGCGTATGCGACAAGGGGCGCTGGCAACAGCCAAGAGAAAACGTAACGGCACGGTATTCCAGGCGACGATTGCTGGTTGACCAGCACCCGTAAATGTTAAACTGTGCGCAGATAAAGAATTAGGTGGAATGAATGTCGACCATCCCGATTATCATGACAACCACGGGTGTGCAGCCGCAGAGTCCGGCTTCACTGCTCCAGCAGTTGCTTGCGAATGTGGCGGCGACTAACCCCGGCTATACGGCGAATCTTCCAGGCACTCTTATAGAAGACATCAGTTCGACTGACGTGGGCGCGCTCGCGTTGTGCGATGCGGCCTTTGTCGAGCTTGTGAATAGCATCACCCCTGGCAGTGCCAACGCTTTCATCTTGAATCAGCTTGGTCAGCAGTTTGGGGTTCCCCAAGGTATGGGGTATAACACGAATGTGAATGTGGTTTTCACCGGCCCAGCAGGCTTCGTGATATCCCAAGGTTTTATCGTCAGTGATGGCGTCTATCAGTACGTGGTACAAAACCCTGCCATTATTCCCACGAGTGGATCCACTGGGTCGGTCTATTGCCTAGCCCAGCTTTCTGGTACTTGGGCAGTTCCTGCCGACACGGTGAATGTGATTATCAGCAGTGTGCCGAGCGGTATCACTGTAACCGTGACCAACCCCATTGCGGGAATTCCAGGGAACGGTACGGAGACCACGGCGGCTTATCAAGCTCGTGTGGTGCAGGCAGGTTTAAGCACTTGCCAGGGCATGACCACGACCTTGCGCAACGCCCTGCAAGCTGTTAGTGGCGTGCAACCGAACTTAGTGTCTGTGCTACAAAAGACAGGGCAGTGGGAGATTATTTGTGGCGGCGGGGATCCATACGAGGTGGCGTTCGCTATCTTTACCGGCCTAGGCGACATTTCCAACCTGATCGGTAGCACGCTGAGTGTGGCAAGTATCACGAAAGCCAACCCTGGCGTGGTAACTACCAACCAAAACCACGGCTTCACTACTGGGCAGGTAATACATATTACCGGCATTGTCGGTATGACCGCGCTTAATGGGGTAGCACTGACGATCACGGTAACGGGCCTGGAATCCTTCACCATCGGGGTAGATACCACGAGTTACGCGACTTATGTAAGTGGCGGGGTAATTCTGCCCAATCCGCGCAATATTTCAGTCAGTATCAACGATTACCCAGACACGTATGTAATTCCATTTGTGAATCCTCCACAGCAAGTGGTGGGAATTACCGCGACGTGGAACACCATCAGCACCAACTACATCAGTCCTGCGGCTATTTCGAGCTACGCGCAACCACCGATGATTGCTTATGTGAATGCGATCACTGTGGGTCAGCCGTTGAACTTGCTTGACTTGCAGGGCATCTTTCAGACAGCCGTTGCCCCGATCCTGCCCGCGTCGCTGCTAATCAGTTTGACTTTTGTTGTGACCATTGACAGTGTTGTGACTGCGCCAGAATCTGGCACCCAAATTATTGTTGGCGACCCAGAATCGTACTTCTTTACGACTGCCGCTGACATTTCGATTGTCCAGCTATGAGTACGCCTACTGTAGATAGCACTTACGTTGTAGACGGGTACTGGGTAGACGGGTACACGGTTGATGTTCCTATTACCGAAACCGTTAATAATCCAGTTACCGTGCAGACGGTGATCCCGAGCTATCTGTATTGGGAGTACAACGATGATGTGGACTTGCAGGCATTTGTAGCGAGCTATAACTCGATTGCCCAGCAGATTTTGAACACGTTTAACCAGTTGAACTTGCCGGTGTACGCGGGAAACAATCTGATTGTTGGCGCGTTGTTGAATTGGGTAGCTTTGGGTATCTACGGGGTGCCCCGGCCTATTTTGTCGAGTGGGAGTGTTTCCGCTGTCGGTACGTACAACAGCTATTCGTACAATCAGGCTATTGTTCCTTACGACGATCTGGAATCACTGGGCACTATTACTCAGATTGTGACGAGCGACGATGTGTTCAAGCGCATCCTGACGTGGAACTTGTATCGAGGGGATGGGAAGATTTTCAGTATCACTTGGTTGAAACGCCGGGTACTTCGGTTCTTGAACGGCCTTAATGGCACGGATCCGGGTATAGATCAAACCTACCTCGTTAGCGTAACATTCAGTAGTGGCACGTTTGAGATTAATCTCGCGGACTATGTGGCGTCTCAGCCTAGTTCGTTGATGCCTGCAACACTCCAAGCGGCTATGAAGTCGGGGGTGTTGAATGTGCCGTTTCAGTATTCTTTTGTGGTTAATCTATAAGAACCACTGGGGTTAAAACATGGCTGCACTTATCGAGATCTATGCCAATAATGCCGCTACCACGCTTGCGGCGGGCATCAGTAGCACAGCCACGTCGTTGACGGTGTTGAGCGGCTCAGGCACGCCTTTTCCTAACCCAGGAGCGAATCAGTTTTTCCGTTTCACCTTGAATGACGCCCTCACTGGCTTGGAATACGAGATCATTTATTGCACGGCCCGATCTGGAGACACGTTCAGTGGGTTGCTGCGTGGACAGGAAGGCACGACTGCACTCGCGTGGCTGTCGGCTGATAAGGTGTTTGAGGGTGTGACGGCTGGAGCCATGGCGAACCTGACGCAGGTTGAAGAAGTTCAACAGAACCTTTTCAATTACGCGACGGATACCGGGGCGGCAAATGCCTATAACATCGCATTCTCACCCAGCCTGCAAACCCCCGTCCCAGGTGCGGTGCTTTACTGGATCGCGGCTAATCCCAACACCACGGCAAGCACGGTTATTGTGAATGGCAGTAGTGCTTACCCGCTGCTTGGTCAGGGTCGTGCGGCCATGCAGGGAGGCGAAATTAAGTCGTTTTGTGCCATGACTTATGATGCGGCGCTGAGTAGTTACGTGCTGCTGTCGTCTACTGGGGGTGCTGTACAAGGTGTTCCTACCGTCACCAAGAGTGCTCAGCATCTAACGCTTGGGCAGGCGCAGGCGCAGTTTGCGGCCCTTAACGGTAACGCAGGTCAGGCTTTTGCAGCCGCCTCGCTGGCTAGTTCGGTGCTTTCCACTGGTAGTGGCACAACGTTGTTGTTGGAAAGTAATACAGCCATTGCGGCAGTGAATGTGGGCAACACCGCTTATGTGCCGATGTATGTAGGGGCACCCACGACGGGGAATTCTGCGGTCAACCTGACCTATGCCGGTGCAACTTACGCGGCAATTAACGGCAGTACTTCCCAGGCATTTTCAGCCAGCAACTTAACTCTCTCGGCTGGCTTGTTGACTAGCACCGCTGGTGCTTTGCAACTTAGAAATAACACTCTAGTCGGTTGTTACAACGTGGCTGGTAGCGCTTTCGTGCCCCTGGCTTGCGCCCCGGCGCAAAATGGTAATGAGGTTGTAACTCTTGGGCAACTGCAAAACCCCTTGGTGGCTGCGTCTAATGCCTACGGGGTAAATACTTACGTGGGGTGCTCAGTAGCATTTACGGCCCCAGGTCCAGGTTTGTTAATAGCCTGGGGGTCTCGAAACGATTCAGCGCAAGACGCATCTTCGTACCCAGGCTATTTGTACATAAATGGTAGTGCGTACGCCAGTGATGACACGCTAATGACCATGACCCATATGGAAGGTATTTATACGGCTGGTGGTTACAGCAGCGCGGAGTATTACGCTGGAGGCCAATCCTTCACTGTGTGGGTGTGCCTGATTTTCATCCCCTACGTCTAATAGGCACAGAAAATGACTGCAATCTATTACGTTGTACCAGACGGCAAGGGAGGAATTCGTAGCGGTGGTCATTCCCCCGATGGCACCTTGCACCCCACAGTGCCCGTGATCGTCTGTACGAAAGAAATTTCTCAGAATTTTATGGGTTACACGGAGGCTAACGGAGTACTCGTGCCTCCCCCTGCTGAATACGTGCAGGCTCAAGCGGCCAAGAAAACGGCGGATACGGCTCTGTCAGCCGGTATTACCGTAACCAGTACGACTCAGCCGCTAATCGACGGGGTGTATTCCTTGTCGCAAAGCGCTCGAAACAATATCAATTCGATTGAGAATTTCATCCTCAAACACGGCAAGTTTCCCGGTACTGCTAGTGTTTTGAATTACCCGGATAAGCTAGGGGTTATGCACGCCTTTTACGAGGTGCAGACTTTTAGTGATTTCGCCACGGCGATAACCAACTACGTCACAGATCTGAATTCCTACGCACACGGGTTTATCCCCGCTCTGCCTGAATCCACTGTGGTTATCGCCTGAGCACGGAGTACGACATGACCGTAACTGTATATCTTCGTGCCAATCAGTCTGCTGCGCTTTCTTGGTCGCAGGTGGACGGCAACTTCACGGCCTTGGCGACACAAGTTAATACCAATACCGCAGATATTGCGGCTTTGGGTGGTGCGCAGGGTGGACCTACAAGCAGCCGCCCGTCTGTACCAACGCTGTATCAGTACTATGTAGATACCACTTTGGGATACCCAGTATGGTGTACCGTGGTAAGTCCCCCCACTTGGGTCAACGCAGCAGGAGTCGCGTCGTGATTATCAAAAACATCAAGAAATTCATCACCTTACTGTGGCTGTTTCCGCAATTGATTGCGGGTACGGCGATGGCTCAGACTTACCATGTGCAGAACTTGGTAGTTGGCGGCACCAGTACTTTTGCCACTCGCCCGGTGTTCAACAGCAACACGCCTTATGACACGGGTAACTTGACCATCGGCAATTATGCGACGCTGGCGAGTCCGACCTTCACCGGAACACCCGTTGTGCCCGGGTATCTGACTACCGGCACCGCAGTCAGCACCTATGCTCCAATCAATGCCCCGACCTTCACAGGCGTAGGCACGATTCCGAGTGGGTGGTCGATTGCCGGTTACTTGACTAGCTCGACAGCGGCCAGTACTTACGCCCCCCTCAGCACCCCAACCTTCACCGGTACGGTGACGGCCACTACCTTTGCAGGAGCAGGTACGAGTTTGACGGGTACGGCAGCATCGTTGAATATTGGCGGCAATGCTGCAACAGCGACGAGCGCCACGACCGCAACTAAGATTGCGTCCGGTGCAGCGAACCAGATCTTGTACCAGTCTGGAGCGGGTGTTACCGCGTTTTTAACCGCCCCGACCAGTGCCAGTACTTACCTCGAATGGAATGGCACGGCCTTTACCTGGGGTGCAGGAGGCGGCGGTGGGGGGAGCGGTACAGTTACGAGTGTGGCTATCAGTGGAGGCACCACGGGCCTAACGTGGACTGGTAGCCCCATTACCACGAGTGGCACCTTTACCCTTGCCGGTTTGCTTGTACCCGCCAACGGCGGCACGGGCGTAGCAAGTCCTACTGCACACGGTGTTCTGGTAGCTGAGGGTTCCTCGGCTATGACTACGGCTACCATCGGTACAGCAGGTAATACGATTGTTGACCAAGGCAGTGGCGCAGATCCTAAATTCCAGTCCAGTGGTCAGATTATTCTGACTGGTGCGGACCCTACCGGGGTGGCTGACAGCACCACGGCGATTCAAAATGCTGTTACCACGGCTGTCGTAAATGGTGAGAAGCTTTCGATCCCCCCGGGCACGTACAAGATTAGTGCGGCAATTTCCGTACCGTTTGGTACTGGCTACAGTATTTCAGGCAACAGTCGTGGTGGTACGATCATCAGTCAGACAGCGGCGAACACGGCCATTTTCAATCTTGCCAGCGGTAGCGGAGGGGTGGGCGGTCATTCCTTTGCCTTCACTGATATGACTTTGCAGTGGGCGAGCGCCCCGACGATTAGCCAAGCGCACTCGATTGGGATCAGTTTTAACAACAGCGCTGAATCCTTCTACGACTTCCAGATCCAGCGACTGACCTGTACCAACGGTTACGAGTGCGTGGGCATCGACAACGCGACTGACACCACAGTATGGGGAGTGTCAATGCGCGATATCGTGGTTGGTAACACTGCCTGTAGCGCGATTGACTTCAGCGAAGGCGGCACCGGCCAACCAAGTATCTCGATTGATGGTGTGTACGCCACGGCCAGCAACATGGACGTGAGTTGCCCAGTTATCAACGTGGCAAACAATGACAGCGGGTGGTTTAACCACATCGAAGTCAATGCCGTGCCACACGGAAACACCGTGCTCTATGCTACCGGCCAGTTTGCGATTGGCACGATCAAGATCGAGCAGGGCACATACACCAACGGTCAGTATATTTACCGGTTCATCAATGCCCACGTCACGGCTAATAACCTGTTGGCAGAAGATTTGACCATCAGTGCCAGCGGTAGCGAAGTGTATGGCCTGGATATCAACGGCGGCGGGGGTGGCACTACGGCCACCATCGGTAACTACAATCTGACGTTTGCGATCGGCATTACCGGATCCTTTTATCTGGTCAACAGCGGCACAGCCCCGACCTTTACTGCCCGGTTCCTGAATCAGCCGAACGGGTTGATTGGTACGGCCAACGCGTTTTTGACCCAAGTGCCTGCCAGCGCCAGCGCGGACGGGGTATCTGTGGATGATTGGCAACAAAAGCGAATGACTGCCGATACTGGTGATGCCAGCACCACCTATGCAATTGGTAATCCGAACATGATTTTGTACAACACGCCCCTAACTGCGGGTCGTACGGTCGAGTTCACTGATCCGTCTAACAGCATTACTGACACCAACCTGTATAATGGTGCCGAAGTGTGTGTGGTACGGACTGCTGCGGCTACGGGGGCATCGGTGATTACTGTAGAGCAGTTTCAGGCTGGTGCGATTGGCACCACGATTGCGGCGGGACAGTCTGAGTGCTTTATGTGGAAACGTTCGGTCACTAACTGGGTAGAGGTGAGCAAAAGCAGCCTGTAATTGGGGATATGTAACTAGTGCTGGGGATTACCATGCCTGAGTACCCACGAAGCGACAAAGAGCGCATTGCGGCTTTGGAAAAGGATAACGAGAACATCCATATCAACATGGGGTCTTTCGTTACCCGGGATGAGTTCACCTCAGTTAAACTGATCGCGTATGGCTTCGTCGCAATCGTATTGTCCTCGGTCTTGATCTCAATCATGGGGAGGTTCGTTTTTAAATGAAACAACTTCTAAAAGAATGCCGTGAGTGCTGGTTGGTTACCAGTTTCATAACCGTCTTGTTTATCGCAAACGGGGTCAACATGTGGGTTTCGGTTTCAACGAGCCACGATCCCAGCCTACCGGTGATACTGCGATTGCTCGACATCTTTCGATAAGGTGCCATCATGACCGAGAAAACAATAATCTACAAAACACCCTGCGTTTGGCTGTGGGTTTCGCTGATTCTGTTCTCGGGCATCTGTGGTGGCATAACCGGCTTGTACACGGGTGTGCATGTGGCCGAGCAAACGCAGCAGACGAAGGTAGAAGTCAAGACTAATCAGATACTAGACAAAGTTGCGAGTAAATTAGACTCCAGCAAGTTGGAGCCAAAGAGAGTGGATTGCGTTAGACCTCCTGCCGCCCCGGCCCCCGCTGACAAGCCGAGTTGGTTCCACTGGTGGAATGGCAGCAACAAGCACTAGCCGCAATCAATTGCGGAGAAAATCGTGACGTTCGCCCAGTACGAGATAGACTTTATCAACAGCCTGCAAATGGCCGCCCAAACCAGCATGGAAATGACCGGTGTTCCTGCGTCGTTTGTCATTGCTGAGGGTGCGCTTGAATCCAACTGGGGGCGCAGCGGGTTGGTGGCGGAGGCCATGAATATCTTTGGTGTGAAGGCCGATGTCAGTTGGACCGGCCCGGTGTACATCATGCGCACGCGTGAGTGCATTCAGGGCAAGTGGGTGATTCAGGAAGCCCGCTGGCGCAAGTACAGCAGTTGGCTGGATTCCATTACCGATCATGCCCAGTTCTTTTTACAGAACCCCCGGTACAAGCCAGCATTGCTATGTCAGACCGGGCCTGCTTTCGCGGTGGCAGCGGCTAAAGCAGGGTATGCTACGGATCCTGACTACGCGGCAAAGATCACTGAAATCATTACCGAGCACGGCCTACAGACTCTGGATAATGTGACGTTGCTCAAGCCAGGAGTTACCCAAGTGGCCCCGGCTCCTACCCCTGCCGTAGTAGTGCCTGTGGCCCCACCAGCACCGCCCCTAGCCTTGGTTGCTGCTACGCCTGTAGCTGCCCCACTAGCTCACCCCGGCCCGACCGTGCCGCCATTTAGCTTCTTAGAATGGTTTAAAAATCTGTTTTGAGTCCTTTGACAAATCCGGTATTGGTGCTATAGTACGGACATGCGGTGGGCTTCCAAAACCTGAAATTCACGGGCAGTGCGGCCCTGACACCGCACCCAACAGGCATTAACTGAACCAGCAGTCACCTGGGACTGACCATGAATCATGGAAAATCATGGAAGGGTGTGTGGCCCGCTCTAAACCGCTAGGAACGGAGGGCAAGAATGTTTGCGGGATTGATCCCCCGTTACGTACCGTGCAAGCCACGGATTGCAACATCGTTCGGTGCTAGTAGACGTACTAGCCGGATGGCTCACGAAACGGGCTATTGGTCACGGACGAGTGACGCCGGAAGGGAAAGTCATAACCGGTACGATTCCGGGGAACCCGAGCACGGTCATGAATTTTGAGAAAACATGTAAGCGCCACGGTGTTACTAAACATCGGTATGTTAAGCGCAAAGGTTACGCTGATAGAGAGCAGTGCTGTAGGTGCAACACGGAAGCTGTGCTTAAACGAAGACGACGTATCAAAGATATGGCTATAGCCTATAAAGGCGGAAAATGCCAAAAATGCGGGTACGCAAAATGCAAAACTGCGTTAGAGTTTCATCACCGTGATCGTGCAGCCAAAGAGTTCGCCATAGGCACTGATGGGGACACAAGAAGTTGGGAACGCGTGAAAAAAGAGTTAGATAAGTGTGATTTATTGTGCTCCAATTGCCACCGAGAAACGCACGAAGAACTAGATTTTGCGTGATTGTTAATCAATGGCTAGGTGGGTTCGATCCCCATACCCGGAGCCAGCCTCAATGGAGTGAGAATGCCAAAGTATCCTTTTTCAGGTGAAATCACGATACATCTATCAATCCTGGGCATGGAAGAATGCCAAGCAAAGATAGGGGCGTTTATTTCCGGCCAGCCCAACATGATGGAAATGACTCCGTTTAATATTGAGTGGCTACGCGACGTAGCTACCCAGATCGTAAAAGATACGCTTCGAGTTGAACTCGAATTACGCGATATGCACACCCAAGAAAAACTATGACCATGCTTGAGCACGCGCTGAAGGCACGCATTCCTGTTATTGCCGCACAGACAGACGATTTGGTTCATGTTGGAGAAGTCCTTCAGGTTTGGGCACAAAAGCTTGCTGTAGATTGGTCTACCCTGAGCGATAAAGCGCCGCTGATGGCGAAGCACGTCTATTACACGACCGACGAAAAGGCCGTTACCCTCATCAACTATCGCAGGCTTGAAGCGGCGGCGTGCAGTTTGGTGGTGCTAAACAGCACTAAGCCAAACTCCCTGGCCTTTGAAACCGGCCAAGTACCTGTCAGCAGGGAAATGATCGAGAAGGACATGGCAGGGTTTATTCAAGCTGCGCAGCAACCAGTTCTTAGCCGGATCATGAATGGCATGAGCCTTAAGGCCGCCCATGATTGTCTAGTACTCACCATCGCCCGTACAGGCGGCGCGGCACCGACTGAGGTACGTCGTACCCGGCTGATGCTGACCGGTGGCCTGCGCGGGTTGATTCCACTTGAAACTGAAGAAGAGGTGTTTTATGCGTGGCCGCCGAAATTGTTGGAATGGGTGGAAACGAACAGTAAATTCTTTAGTTCTCCCCAGACCCCCCATAAGCTGGTTCCGAGAGGGTTGTTGCTCGCAGGCCCAGCAGGAACAGGGAAGACTATGGCGGCCCGCGAAATTGCGCACAGACTCAAAATTCCGCTTTACCGGCTCGACATTGCGCAAGCCCTCAACCGATATATTGGTGAGAGTGAGAACCAAGTCAGCCGTATCCTGGCTCTGGCCGAACAGGAAAGCCCGTGTGTCGTACTTCTTGATGAAGTAGAAAAGATTTTTCAGCACAGTGATGACGGCGGCACGGTGACGCGGATCCTTAGTCAGATCCTGTGGTGGCTTAGTGAGCATCGCAGCAGGGTGCTTACGATCATGACCACCAATGACATCAAGAAGATTCCGCCAGAACTGTATCGTCCTGGGCGGTTGGATCAGGTATTCTACCTACCCCGCTTGGCACTTAAGGACGCCGAGGATTTTGCGCTCGATGTGTTTAGAGACGTGCTTGATCCTGGTCTATTGACGGTTAAGGTAGTCCTTAAGCTACATGCGGCGCTTCACGCTATTGGGCGTACCGAACTATCGCACGCGGAAGTCAGCGAGACCGTGTACTCACAAATTAAACAATCTAACTGGCTTACTTTATGAAAACTGTGTACGTGATTTTTTACGAAGGCCCCGAGTGGAATGACCCGATAGAGGGCTATGTATCTAACCACAGGGCTAAAACCCGGGCGGCAGAACTTAACAAGATGCGGAATATAACCGACAAATCAGCGTCGTTGGACGCCTTGAGCGAGTACGTGGTCAAATCGATAACCATCATGGATATGCCGTCATGAGCAAAGCCAACCACGAAGACACCATTAACGACTTGCAGAAGGCGGTGAATGCTTTGGAAAAAGACGCCCTCCGTTGGACATTCTTCACCCATCTGCCCCGGTCATTGCAATTGGACATGATTGAAAGCTATAAAAACCCATTCGCACTTAACCGAGCACTGGCTGAGCTTATGGACCGGCCAGCAAACCCATATGAGTACCCGGGTAACGACGAACGGTTGTTCGAAGAAGCTGGAATCGAGGCTGACACCTATCGAGGCGGAGGCTGGTTTGCGCTGCGCACGATGTTGATCAACTTTCACAAACGTTGTCAGGCTCTAAAAATTTGATAGACCGCAATTAATTGCGGAGAACGCGTAAAAAACATTTTGACAAACTGCCGGGCTTACCTATACTACGTTCATGACATAACGAATTAACGATTTCACACCGGCATGGAGGCCATCATGGAAGCTACTCTCACCGCACACGAAGCATTCCTACGCGAAGTGGCTGAATGGCGCGTCTACTATTTGGACCTCCTGCGTGACGGTATGGAAACCCTGGCACTTCGTCAAAAAACGCGTGAAGACATTTTTGCCAAACGCGTCGCAGCCCTCGAAGCTTGCCGGATTTACTCAGCAGCTTACTAGGAGACATCATGGATAACTGCGGCCTTTGCATGAGTTTTTACTTCGACGCAATCAACAATGTCGGGTACTTGCGTTTTACCCTCGAAGGGTACGAAGAATTTCTGTCCGACGAATATCTGTTGGAGCACGGGTTCATCTAAACCCGCCAGCAGCCTTTAACCCACTGGAGACTGTCATGAGCAAACTTATTACACTGGCGATCATCGGCACGGCTGTCGTGATGTCCTTTGCTGCCTGGGTCTAATCCAAAACATTTGACAAATCGGGCAGATGCCATATACTGCCCCCTATCCTAACCAATGGAGTGGACAATGAGTAAAAAAGAGATTCCGGTTATTTTTCGAGGCGACCGGCGATTCTATCGCGTGATTGGGGTGCAAGACGATGTGTTTTACGGGTTGAATCTCGAAATCAGTCAGCACTCCCACGGGGTCATGAATCTGATCTTGGCGCTGGCCTGCATTGGCGACCCGCCCAAGACCACACCATTCAAGAAGCGCGCTCATGGTGCGTTCCTGATGGCTTACGAGGAAAACCCGGATCCCGACACCAAACCGGTCGTTGTGCAGGGGTGGCGTCTGGACAAGATCGAGCGCAAGCTGGGTAAGAACCTGTCGGCCTTCGAAGGGACTCAGCACATCATGGATCAAGTACCTGCCATGAAGGCGTGGCTGGATGAGACCATGGAAAATGCTGGCATCGTACCGCTGTACAACGATGTGGGTGAGATTTTCCAGTATTTCTTCGGCAAAGACAACATGCCGGAGGCCGAGCGCTTCCCACTGGAATTGCCGGTTGTGGGTAAATCTGCGGATGGGGTCACTGATGTGGCCTTCACCATGGATTACAGCAAGTACAAGGGCGGTGCGATTGATCCGGCCAGTGGTGAAATTCTGCCCGAGGATCCGATGTTAGGCGATGTAGGCGACGCCAGCACCGATACCGGCCATATGCCCCATGGATGGAAGGCACAGTCCGAGGGCGGCCCAATAGATGGCGCTGATGCTGACGCCCAAGACCCGGAGGACATGTAACCATGAAGCTGCTATCGACCAACCATAAAGTCGAGAAAGTCCGTTCGTTACGGCCTAGTGACTTAAACAACTGGGAACAGGGCTTTAGAGACACCATCGAGCGGTTGGCCTTGGCTAACAAAATCGGTGACTTGACCGATAACCAGCTTGATGTACTTGACCGGTTGTACGAGAAACATTTTACCTAGGAGTCTATTATGATTTTCACCCCATATGAAATGGGTTGGGCAATTTCAGTCGGTATCATTATTGGCTTTGCCTTACATGGCGTGTGTCGAATGATGCTTATTCGGAAATAAAGTCCAGCCCTAGGCCTCGCGTGCGGGGTCTATAGACGGATTTTCCCGTCGCTTACGGAGTTAGTCATAATGGCAAATAAGAAACCCTTGTTTCAGAAGCAAGGTGCATGGGCGACTGGACTGGCAACACGTCCGGTCTTTATCGATGGCCTTACGCACTCGTTGTTTTACCTGATCGTCGGCTGCAAAAACAGCGCAGACAGCTATCAAGCGGTCGTCGTTGGTCGGTTCGCACCTGACGTGTTCAAGATCAAGTTCTATGGCAAGTTCGAGGATTTCGGCTTCACCAAGAGCAGCATTTCCGACAAGTTCGGTGGCAGTAGCTTTCTGGATCGCAGCGACAAAGACGACGCGGGCTACCAGCGCTATTACACCAACCGTGACGGCTTGGCGAAGATCCTGAAGGCCTTGGGCGAAACCCGTGGCGTGACTGTGGCACCGCTGGAGCAAGTGCTCGATGCCTATAACATGCCGCAACCCGAGCGCGCCAAGATCGCCAATCAGGTGCATCCTGCGCGTGGCGGCCACCGCCCGACCCTGCCGTTCAAACCGGTGCCGGTTTTGCAACACGCTTGACCCTCGCCAGGATCGGCCTGACCCCGCTTGAATCTAGGCGGGGTTTCTGCTATAGTAGTTACACATTCCAGTGCCGACACACTAGAAAAAGTACCAAGCTCAAGAGCCTTTGAGTGTGTGACTCTTTAATTCTTTCGGGAATCCCGGTGTCGGCTGGGGGGTCATGCACTTAAGGGCTTTTTCTTATGAGTCTCTGGACCGATCTATCAGCACGCGGGCGTAATCTGGTGTTACACGAACTGGAGCGCGTGTTCGATCCTAATACTGGGCGATTCTTGTCCCAGCTTCTTTACTGGTATTCCCCCGACTCCAAGCATGACACCCGAGCGACTGTCCAATACGATGGGCGATCCTGGGTGGCGCGCACCAAAGAGCAGTGGATTATCGACACCAACATGTCAGAGTGGCGGATCCGGGTGGCTATGGAGCGCCTGCTTGAACTTGGTTTGATCGAGCGGCAAATACTTCCCTACCACAACCAGCAAGTCCGGCACCTGTGGCTAAATGTCCCGGCCCTGGTGGAGTTCATTGCACAAAACGATGCACGCGAAGAACTGTCTCAGGAGCAGGGGGAGTGTGAATTCCTCACGACCCCCGTGAGTGTTCCTCACGCCCTCTATAAATACAAAGAATTAGAAGAGAGCTTTACAGTCACAGCCCCTGGACAAGCCCCAGGGACTAACACCCATACCCTGGCTGACTTATCACAGGGACAGGAGAACACAACCATGAACATCAATGACGTCCTGGCAAACAAAAAGATAGCTGCCCCCGTGGCGAATGTAACGCCCTCGGTACTGGCACTCTTTTGGAAGAAACGACAGGCCGAGTACATCGGGGGGTATGTCAAGGATTTGACTGGCAAACAACTAGGTCAGCTTAAATTCTTACTGAAGGGTGTCGGCCCCGAGCGATCCCTCGCGGTGATTAATTTCGTGTTCGAGAACTGGGCGCGCTTTGCCCTGCAAGTAAAGTCTGACAAAGGATTGTTGACTGTTCCTGCGGCCCCGGACATTGGCTTTTTGACCGCTTATCACGACATCGCCGTGCAATTGATTGCGGAAAAACAGCCGACCTCGCCAGTGAGTGCAAAACCGGTTATCATACCGGTAACGCCAAAACTGGAGAAAAACCCGGAACCGGCTGAGGTTGAGAAGAAAATGAGTTACGAAGAAATGATGGGGTACGTGGCTTCGGTTAAGGCCGGTAAGGAGTAGTCGTGAGCGCTGTAGCGGAGCAGAAACCAGTCGAAGTGATCGATAAGACCGTTCACTGGCAAATTCTGAAGGAAATGACGCGTGTTTGCGAAATTGCAAACGTGCCGCCTCAGTTCGTCCGTAATTCGATGAAAAGTTACTGTACCGACAGTGAGATAGAGTGGGTGCGGACGTTCAATGTCACGCGCAAGGATGGCCTGGGAGGTTTATGCCTGACCGGAGCGGATTCTATTACGCGTTGCATGGCCGTTACCGGTACGCTGGTGCGGCATTTTGTTGATGCTCGACTGATGACGCTGAATAACGTGGTGGGTAGCCCCGAGGCCGCAGTATTGCCGACCGTACTGGTGATTCCGAATTTCTACGTCAAGAGCACGGCAGGTAAGCAGTTGACCGGCTGGCAGGTTCAAACGCTGTTCGATGTGATGCTGGCGCGATTCAGTGCCAACAAACCGACCGTGGTTTATGTCGAGGACAAGAAGGCCCTCGCATTGGATTACGGCGCGCAGATGGCCGACCACATACAGCAATTCGCGCAAGCCTAAGATACGGAAGGATATAAAATGGCGGTGAACCGTTACAGTCACCCTGTACACGGCATGAAGGGAACGCCGACTTATCAATCATGGGAATCCATGAAGCGGCGTTGCAAAGACCCGAAGAAGAAATATGTTCAGCGCGGGATTAAAGTTTGCGAGCGCTGGGAAAGTTTTCTGAATTTTTTGGCAGATATGGGGATTAGGCCAGAAGGCACGACCTTAGAACGCCAAAATAATGATAAAGGTTATGCGCCTGGAAATTGTATATGGGCCACCATGAAAGAGCAGTCAAGAAACAAAACTTCAAATGTTTTCTTGACGTTTGACAATGAAACTCTATGTACAGCCGACTGGGCTAGAAAAACTGGTATCAGCCATAAGGTGATTCGGGAACGAGTCAACCGAGGCTGGTCCGTAGAAGATGCACTAACAATTAAGCCCGTAGTCGGAGCAAATAGTCATGGCTGTTAATCTCGGTCTTCGGGCGATTCGTCGCCTCTGCGAACAACAGGAAACATACGAGTGGTATAAGTCAAAACTGAGTCCGTTGTTGTTTAAACCGAACGAACAGCCAGTTTTTAAGTGGGTTGACGATTTCGTACGGACTCACCACGCACTACCTCAAATCGATACGTTGGTGAAATACTTCCCCGCCGTGGCTGATGTCCCGGCGACCGAAGTAGCTAGTTATTACGTGGACTTGCTGGAGAACGATTACTGCTTTTCGAAAATCGTGCAGTGTGGTCAGGATAGTGCCAACCTACTGAAAGAGAATAATGCGGCCTGGAAGCCAGCCGCCGAGATCCTGCGGCGAACGCTTAACGACATTTCCCGCCAGCAGTATCGGGAAAAGATTATGGATTTCGGAGCCGAGGCCAATAGTTTGTTGACCAAGACCTATTACGGCTTGGAGAAAGTGCCGAATATCAGCGGTTTTGGCTGGCCGTACATGGATGAAATGGGTGGGGCGATGCCCGGGGACGTGGTGAGCTTCATTGGACGCCCACAAATGGGTAAGTCTTGGCTCACGTTGTACACCGCGCTACATAACTGGCGAGTGCGCAAGCACAGTGTGTTGTTCGTCAGCATGGAAATGAGTCACTTGCCAATCGCCCAACGTGCGGCGACGATGATTGCCCACACGAATTTGACGCAGTTAAAGCACGGGCACCATTCGGACAAGGGTTATTCGACGCAGACCGAGAAGCTGTTTTTCTCCAGTATGGAGACGATCACCAGTCCAGTCGAAGACGGTGGCGCACGGTTGTACATTGTTGACGGTAACCTAGCAGCGGACATGGAGGACATCTTCTCCCTGGCTGATCAATTGGGATGTCAGACGGTGATTATTGACGGCGCTTATCTTTGCCGCCACAAAAACGGACGCCTGGACCGATTCACACGAGCGGCTGAAAACTGCGAAAGCATGAAGCGCTACAGCAATGACCTGATGCTCGCCAGCTTTGCTAGTTGGCAGTTCAACCGGCAGGCGGCGGATAAGCAGAAGAAAAAAGGCGGCACGGCTGAAATTGGGTTGGAAGACATCGGGTACTCGGATGCCATTCCCCAGATCAGTAGTATCGTGCTGGGGCTATTCCAAGAAGACGGGGTGGAGACTATGACCAAGAAAAACATCCGGGTCATGAAAGGCCGGGGTGGCGAGGTAGGTGAGTTCGACATTGGGTGGGATTTCAACACTATGAATTTTGATCAAATCGGGATTAAGACCGAGGATTTTCAAAATATTTATATTTGACAAATATCGAATTCGGCTTATAATGCAATCTGGTTGGGTGGCGGATTGCGCCGGAACCCCCAGGCGGCTGGGTGTCTCCCGTGCGATTTGCCGCTCGACCGCCTTAACAAGTGCGGTTAAGCGGATAGGTTGTTTGATCATGCCCACCTGGGGGATGCCCAGGGGTTGTATGGCTGGCAGGCTGTCTACTTAACCGCATTTCAACCTCAATGGAGTGACTATGACCGTATTACATGAATTACTTGCAGCAGAAAAGACGGTGACCAGTGCGCGTGACCGCCTCACCGAAGACACAGACAACAAGTTCGGCAAGCAGGAATCCTTCTTTACCGGGGGCACCAAAACCCTCGAAATGTTGGGTGACGATCAAGCCAATAAGTCCATCGAAGCCGCAGCGCGGGCCGACAAGGAACTGGCAACCACTGTGGTAGCGACACTTGACTACTACCTGACGTATTGGGCCAAGGCCGAGACGTTACTGGCGCAAAAGAACCTGACCAATACCCGGGCACTGGCTGACCTCGAATTTCGCGGCACCACGATTGCCAACGATGTACCGGTTGACGAACTGATGGGCCTGGAAGTGCGGCTGACGGATTTTCGTAAGCTGGCTTTGCGGATCCCCACGCTCGATGCCAGCCGGGAATGGCAGTACGATACGAGTGCCGAGCAACAGGGCACCTATCGGGCGGTCAAGCCTACTGTTACGACCAAAACCGAGAAGGTGGAAGTACCGGTTATTCTGGTGCAACCGACCAAGGAACACCCGGCACAGGTCAAGATCAGTAGCGCGGACAAGGTGGTGGGCACGTTCACGACCCAGCATACCAGCGGCGCTATTGCGGCGATTCAGAAGGCCAATTTGCTGGCGGTGATCGATGATCTGATCATTTCTGTCAAGGCCGCCCGGGTGCGTGCTAACTCGGTAGAAGTCAGCAAGGTCCCGGGTTTGGGCGAAACGATCAAAACACTGTTGATGGAGCCGTTGAAGGCGGCCCCGATCAACAATGCGGTATAAACAGTAAGTGCGAAACAGGTAGCGTTATCGTTATAGTTGGCGTCGGGTTAGGTTGGTTCGAATCCAACCCGTCCCGCCAAGTTTTCCGCAATTAACTGCGGAGGATTTCACGGGACGGTGGCCGAGTGGATACAGGCCCACATGCGAATGTGGAAAGACCCAGTTTATGATTTTCGTATCACCTGTCAGCATTGTCTTATGCAACAGCGGCAAAAGTAGTCCGGCAAGCAGCTTCGCGCACCCCTGATAAGAGCGCGAAGCATAAGTCAAGGTCATCGGTTCGAACCCGGTCGCCTCCTCCTGAGTAACTTGTAAAACTATGAATGCTAAGCAGTACATTCTTGACCGGAGTTTGGAAATAGGGGATTGCTGGATATGGCAGCAATCTACGGATAAGAATGGTTACGGTTGTGCCTGTTTTAATGGTGTGTATTTAGGCGCTCACCGGCTTTCATTCATGGCTTTTGTTGGGGAAATACCTTCTGGTATAAAAGTGTTACATACTTGCGATATTCCTTCTTGTGTGCGACCACAACATCTATTTCTTGGAAGTCATCAAGACAACATGGATGATATGGTTAAAAAAGGGAGGTCTGCCAAGGGTGTGCATATGAATACTGGAAGTGCGCACGGTTCAGCGGTTTTGACGGAAGACCAAGTTTTACTAATTCGCAAACTTTGTGAAGAAGGTAGGTCACAAAATTCAGTGGAAAGAGAATTTGGATTGTCCAAAGGACTAGTGAATAAAATAGTGCGTAGAAAACTATGGACCCACATATAGGTTACTGAGCGGAGGCGTAGCTCAGCGGTAGAGCATTGGCTAATTGAGTTATCGTAACTGGCTTGGATGTGATGAAAAACGCAGTTGGGTGAAAGCCGAAGTCCCCAGCAGGAGTCGGGCATGACAAATGCGCGGGGGCTTTCTAACTGGCCTTGGACACAGGACCGGGCAGAAAGCGCACTTCAATGGAGTGACCGTGATTGATACCACACAAACCCCGTATTACAAGGGTTACAAAGCCTTCCTAGATTACAACCGGGGCGATACCCCCATGCCTGACAACCCATTTGTAGAAGGTAGCAATGATTACGGGCGGTGGGTTGATGGGTATGGCGATGCTCTTGGCGACTGGGAAGCCTGGATGGAAAGCGATATTTAGGAGCAGCACATGGCATTGAATTTTGTTGGTGGTAAGCCGGTAAAAGTGGATAAGAAGATTATCCCTGTTGAAGAAATAAAAACCCCCGCTCCCCCTCCTTCGGGGGACTTCAAGTATTCGGATAAAGAACTGGCCGCGTTCCTGCTTGAGCAAGCACAGCAAATCAAGGCTGCGACTGCTGTACCGGGTTCGTTGTTGACCGCACAAGAACCGGAAAAGATACCGATCTACGTCAATGTTACGCATACAGTGGCCCCCGCCCCCTCGATTTTTGGATCATCGGGCATTCTAAACAACGAATTGTATGCCCAAGGCGTCACGCCACCCCCCGGGACGGTATTGGCCGATGGCACGACCACGTACTTGAGTAAGCTGCAAATCCCCGTTTCGGAATTAACGGTCGAGGACCAAGTAAAGCTTTCTCAGGACCAAGAACCGCAGTCAATTGCGGTGGAACAGGCGCACTCGGAAGTGCTGACGTTGGTAGACGAGTACACCGAACTGCAAGCGGAAATCGATGCCGTTGACATTTCTGCCCAGTTGAAAGCCCAGGAAACGATCAAAAAGCGGCTGGCGCAGATTGCCAAATCCGATAATTACCCGTCGAATAAACCCGTACAGCTATGCGGCACGCATGGCAACTACGTGGAGTTCAGCGCGGCGGCCAACTCGGTGAAGATCACCGACAAGGCGGGTATGGCGATGTATCTCGGTGCGCCAGTGTGGATTGAGCACACCGAAATGACGCTGGCCGAAGCCAAGAAGATCCTCAGCGAAAACGAACTTGCCAAGTACACGTCTAACGTCCCGGGTAGTCGGACGCTCAAAACCGTTTATAAGGGGTAGTCATGGTAGATACCGATGTCCTAATTGCGGCCTTGGCTGACCAGCACGATATTATTGACTCGCTGTTGGCCGAGCTTATTACTGCGAAACCCGGATGGTTCCCTACACAAAGTCCGTTGTGGCTGCGAATTGTATCCGCGCACGAGATTTTGGTGGAGGCCCAACGTGAGCAAAAAGGGTAAGCCTAAGTTTTATGTGCCCTGTACTCCGGCTGGCACGCCCTGCGTGTGGAATGCCGGAAAGACTGAGCAAGAAGCGTGGGAGAACCTCATGATGGATGCCAGTCATATGCCGTACACAGGCATAGATGCGTTCAAAGCTCGGGGCTACACAGTGGAGGAATGGGATTATGATCCGCGATGAAGTAAAGCCGGATTGGCTACAACTTTGTTTCGACAATAACTACATCGATTTTGTGGAGTTTCCCGAGGGTGCGGCGTATGAAAACGCGGCTATCCACAAATTCATGTACACCTGGGGTATCCTTGCGGGCTTGAATTCCTGTGGGTACGAAAACCGCTGGTGTTACTCTACAGAAGAAGATGCACACCGGGCGCTGATGGACTGGCGATTACGTGGTGGTGAGGAAGAACCCGATGGCTGGCACCGTGAATTAGCACACGGTCGCCGCCGTCCAGATGGAGACGCAAGCCGTGAATACATCAACTGGTAAAGGCCCGCACATCTGCTGGGTAGTGTATGAGCACCCGTTGGACTTCCCTGATGGGTATGTGGCCCGACAGTTCATTAATGGCAAGCCTACGGAAACTTGCTTGCGCTTTAAGGAACTAGGGCAACTTCGGGTTATACTCTGCTGGAATTACCCGGAAATTCGCTATTTTCCGCGCCATGCGAGTGACGAACCGCAGATCAAAGAAATGTGGATGTAGAGCATGAATCTTGAACAGGGGCGGGCGTTCTTGGAATGCCTGGGCGTCAAGCAATCCAAAATGAAGTCGGATGCGAAGTGGTTGCGCTGTAGCTGCCCGTTGGCTAGATGGACACACCAACACCATAAAGATAGTAACCCCAGCTTTGCCCTATCACTGGATAGCACGCAGGCCCCCTTCTATACCTGTTTTACCTGCTTTAGTGGTAGTGCTGAGGACCTACTCCAAACGCTCGAACTGTACACCCGGGAAACCCCCGAGCTACAGCATATGTACAACTTCGCACGGGCGCATGAGATCCTAGATGACGCGGAGTTGATGCTGCCGGTGATGGGCGAGTACACCGAGGGTGTAAGCGAGGAACATAAGAAATTCGTGCCTTGGCCCGAAACCTACCTGCAATCATTTATACGTGCCAGTCAGCATCCACTACCGGCTGAGTACCTAATGTCCCCAAAGGATCACTTAAATGAATTTGGACAAAAATGTAGAGCAATCCCTGCCGAGCGGCTCATCACTTTTGACGTCAGGTACGATCCAAGCAAGGGGATGGTGGTGTTTCCTTACCGGGATGCATATGGGCGACTGGCCGGTATGCGAGGGCGTTCCCTTACCGAAAAGAAGCACTATGACTATACATGGCAAGGTGTTAATAACGCTGGTTTAGTGTGGTACAACGAGCAATGCCTGGACACCTTACCGGGCTGGGTAGTGGTGGTAGAAGGGCAAATTGATGCCCTACGCGTGAGTGAGCGCTGGCCTAAGGTAGTGGCTAACATGACGGCCAAACCCAGCACGTCCAAGCTTGAGAAGCTGATGCACGCCCAGGGCACAATCCTAATCCCTGATGCTGATGCGGGCGGGGTAAATAGTGTCAAGCGCTACATTGAGTACCACCAGATGCACGATCAACCCCTACGGGTTTTACACCTCCCAGACCTAGGGCAGAAGTTGGATCCAGACGACTGTGATCCAGATTATCTTCATTCTCGAATTTTGGAGATACTTTAATATCATTTGACAAACCCCAGATTCGGCGTACAATCCAGATAGTGCCAGGGAGCACTTTTTGAGGTTTAGTCCTGATTATCTGGAGTTCAATATGACTGTCTCATGGCTGAAACAAGGTGAAGCTAGTGTTGTAATTGCAAAACAAGAAGAAGCCGCATATGAAATGCGCAAGGAAGAACAGGGAAAAATGTCCCGGTTCTGGATGAAGGAAGGTGAAGAATGCCGAATTACGTTTGTGGACGGCGATCTTGACCCAGAAAAGCAGATTTTGATCCCGCCTCGTTATTACGAGCACATGTTGTACCTCGATGGCAGTTGGAATAACCACTTTGTTTGTCCTGAGAAAACGGCCCCTCACCTGGGTGACAAATGCCCTATCTGTGCGGGCAACGAGTACCCCTACCTCGCATCGCTTTTCACCATCATCGACCACCGCGAGTGGCAAAGCCAGAAGAACCCTGGCAAGGTCTACAAGGACCAAGCCAAGTTGTTTGTAGCTAAGGCCAAGACCGTAGAACTATTGAACAAGATCGCGGTTAAGCGTGGCGGCCTCGCTGGCTGCACGTTTGACGTGATGCGGATCGGTGAAAAGAGCGCCAATGTGGGTACGAACTTCGATTTCGTGGAGAAACAATCCATTGAGGTGCTGAAGGAAAAATACGTGCAGGAATGGACCGACCCGAAGACCAACAAAACCACCAAGATTTGCGTGTTTGTCCCAGCGAAATACGAAGAACAGATCGTGTTCCGCAGTGGTGCGCAACTTGAGGCCAAGGGTTTCGGCGCACCGAAGGTCAGCGGCTACAGCAGCAACACCCCGTCAGCCGGTGCTGGCGATATGACTGACTACGCAAACCAACTGTAAGTCAACGGGGCGAGCAATTAGGCAAAGGAAGTGTATCCTCCACACTTTCCTGCCAGCACCTTATCCCAGTGGGTGTTTGCCGAATAGATTGGGAATCGCTCGCCCCCCCCCCTAATGGAGTAAAAATGACTTTACGCGTGCTGGACGTACAGCCGAAGTTCACGTCCGCTATGGCGGTTTATGACTTTAATTTGGCGATTGAGGCCAAGTTCAAATTCATGAGCAGATTTGGCGACCCGGTGAATATGTCATACCGTGAAGGCAACTTGCTGTACGTGCCGCGTGAAGTAGTTCCTGTAGGCAAGGAAGATTACCGAGTTAGCAACAAGGTGTCCGCAATCAATTGCGCGATTGTGCCACGTAACGCCGAGCAGATACCCCTTTCGTCTAAATCATTAGACCTGCTTCGAAGCGGACAAAATCATGTTTTTAATGCGCCTACTGGATGGGGCAAGAGTGTAGTAGGTGGTTTTATAGCCGCAGCGTTAGGTCAGACGACAATTATTATTGTCAATAAGACAGACCTGATGGATAGCTGGTACGACGCCTTAGTAAATGTGCTAGGCATACCACCGAAACTGGTGGGCAAGGTGCAGCAGGACACCTGTAACTGGCAGGGAAAGCAGTTTGTGATCGCTATGGCGCATAGCGTGTGCAAGGAAGACAGATACCCCGATGAAATGTACCGGTATTTTGGGTTCATGATTGTCGATGAAGTAGATGCGATGGCCCCGGATTTCTTTGCCGGAATCTTCTCCAAATTCCCGGCGCGATACCGGTTAGGGTTCTCAGCCACCACTGACCGATCAGACGGTAAATGGAAGATCCTGACATACAATATCGGTCCCGTATTGGTGCAAGGTACGATTCTCCCGATGGTGCCCAAGATTCTGGTCAAGAAGACCAAGTGGCGCATCCCCCGGTGGAAGAAGTGGGTAGACGGGGAGGTAAAGGAAGAACCGATACCGCACAGCCCTGGACGCATGACGCTGGTAACTAAGGCCATGGCAAGCAGCTTGCCTCGTAATATGGAAATTGTTGAGTTCGTTAAGGCCGCGTACAAGGCTGACCGGACTACTTTGATACTGAGTGACTTAAGGGATGGACATCTTGACCCCCTGTTCTTGTTGTTGACCAAACAGGCAGGGATACCCGGCGATAAGATTGGTTATTACGTTGGGGGCATGACCAAGCAGGAATTAGAGGTAACGAAAAAGGCCAAGGTAGTGCTGGCGACTTACAAGATGGTAAATAGAGGCACGAACGTCCCACATTGGGACTCCCTGGTACTAGCTACACCTAAATGTGATGTACGTCAGGCAGTGGGCCGGGTTATTCGGTTTATGACTGATAAAAAACAACCCGTTGTATTGGATCTTGTGGATGTAGATCCGATTTTTCATACCTTTCATTTATCACGGGTGAAGTATTATTACAGTATTAAAGCAGAAATTGTGAGGATGGACTGATCATGACCGATGACGCATTCAACCGCTGGTACAAGAATCACAAGAAGGACTTTAACGACAAGCGGAAAAGTCGCTACCATACTGATCCCGAGTACAAGAAGCGGGTGTTGGCGGCCAGTCGGCAAACCCGAGAAGATCGGCGTAAAGGTGTGGTGAAGTCGGCTACTAGTCAGAGTGGGGTGGTAAATCTGTCGGCCTTAGCCGAGGACCTAGAGATATCGGTTTGGACGCTTCGGAACTGGATGGCTAACGATTATTTTCCAAGACCCCAGATAGAGGGTGGGGGGCTATGGTTCACGCCCTGGCAAGTAGCACTCGTGGCACTGATTCAAGAATTCATGAAAGATAACAACGTTCGACGCCTAAGCGCCGCCCAGCGCCAAGATTTACAAAAAGTCTTGACCTATATCCATGCCCATTGGGGTGATGCATGAGTGTAACTATCCACAAACCTAATCCGTACGCCAAACATCTGGTTAGTGAGCCAGTGAAGGGCACCACGACTGTAACCCATGTCCAAACCCTGGGGAAAGGTCAAAAAGAAGAAAAGCTACTATCGTCAACCGATGAACTGGTAAGCAAAGGTCTGATTGTCCCCAAGGAGCAGCTTCACATGTTGGAGGTAGGGGGCGGTACGACGATCAACCTGGGCAATTTCGAATCGGCACGAATTGATGTACGGCTCACAGCGCCATGTACAAAGGCTGATTTGATGGAAACCTACGAATTTGCCAGCGATTGGGTAAGCGAACGCATTATTGCGGCAGTCAAAGCCGCTAAGGGGTAGACCATGCCAGTTACAGTAGGAAAACCCGGCACGAAACCGGGACCGGTAAAAATTACAGCGGATGTAAAATCGATAGTGCCTGTCAATGCCCCGGAACCGGCTAAGAAAAAAATAACCAGTGAGTTGTCGGTTGTATTGGCTCAGATCAAAAAGGATAAAGGCGATAAGGTTGTCTACCGGGGGCGCGATGTTCCTGATGTAAAACGCTGCCCAACTGGCGATTTTGAGTTTGATTTCAATACCGGTGGGGGCTTCCCGCGTGGGCGCATATCGCTCATTTACGGGCCTGAGTCTAGCTGCAAGACCACGTTTGCTCTACGTGCCGCCGCAGTGGCGCAGCGCGGCCCGAAAGAATGTAATAAGGTGGTGTTTGTGGATGTAGAGCACTCCTTTGATACGGCGCGGGCCGAGGAACTGAGTGTGGATGTAGACGAATTGATTGTGGTTAAGCCCGGTTACGGCGAAGAAGCGGCGGACATTATCGTTGCTGTGATTGCCGCTGAGGATGTCGCAATGGTTATTGTTGATTCCCTGGCCGCCATGATTTCTACGGCTGAGATTGATAAATCAATGGAGAAGTTCGACGTTGGCACCAGCGCGATCCTAATTAAGCGCATGACCAATAAGGTTAATAACCAGCTTTCAGCCGAGGCCAAGCGAGATCATTACCCGGCTGTGATCCTGATCAATCAGATTCGGTACAAGGTTGGTGTGGTATTTGGCAACCCGGAAACGACACCGGGCGGGAAAAACCCGCATTTCTTGTCTGCGTTGACCGTTCGGGTGAGTGGCAAGAACAAGATTGTTGGTGCCGTGAATCCAGATAAACCGTCATATAAAGAATTGACTTGCGACATTATCAAAGCCAAGGTGGGCATCATCCGCAGCCACTTTGAGTTCGATATGGCGATGTTTGCACATGGCGACCTACTGGCTGGGGAAACCAAAAGTTGGGGGCTGGTAAAAGACGAACTTCAGGCGGCTGGGTTGTTGAAGAAAGGCCCGAAGGAAAAGGGTTGGGAACTGGAAGGAAAAGTGTACCCAACTCAGCAGGTGATCGAAGACACGTACTACGCCGAAGCCGACTTCTCGTTGCACCTCCAGCAGTTGGTGATTGCCCAGTACGATGGCAAGAAGACGGTTTTTGATAACACCAAGAAATTCCTGGCACAATCTGATCAAGAAGTGGAAGCTCAGCCAATTGATACGACGGGGGGGATGCTTTTCCAGGAGTCTAAAGATGTCGAATCCATATCTTGAACGAGCCGCCAAAAAGCTAATTGGCGACACAGGACGGGCTAGTGAGAAGCGCGTGGCTCGCTCAATGGGCGGTCGGCTGCAACCAGCCAGTGGGGCTGTGGACGGCCACAAGGGTGATTTCAAGCTAAAACGACGAATGAAGTTTTTGGCTGAGGCAAAAAGTACCACTGGTGATACACTCAAACTCGATCTTGGGTGGTTAATGAAAATTACATCTGAAGCGTTGGCCCAACGTGCTAAACCCATGCTGGTGGTGAGCTTTACCACTCCCGAGGGCAAACTTCGCGGGCTAAAGGAAGACTGGGTGTGTATCCCACGCCACGTATTCGATGAGTTGACGGAGGAATGAAAATGATGGATTGTACTGAGGCAGAAACCCGGTTGGCGAAATGTGTTGAAATGCTGGAAGAACAATTTCGGGGGGAATTTCATTTCGCGGTGTTTGTGATGCGGCGTCCCATTGATGGGGAACCGGATTCAGATGTCATTGAAGGCACGTATATGAGCACGTTGCCAAACCCTGAGTTACGGTCCTGTGTAGTTGGTATGATTGATGGCACGGATCCTGACGATATAGAGCAGATTCAAGGTAGTTCGATCAACTAGCGAGGTTTGTCATGACCGGTGATGAAGCTGACAAAAAGATGCGCAAATGCGTTGATTACATCCAAAAGCAGTTTGGGCAGGGTGAAACGGCTTTTGGACTGGTCGTGGTTGTACGAACTGATGAAGACCCTGAGGGGGATTTAGGCTATAGCGGCTCAATGACCCTGCGCGAAACCGGCGATGTAATCCAAGCCTATCTCGAAGGCGAAGGCCCAGCCGACGAGCGTGGCGATTTCAAACCCATCCTGTTGAACTAGGACTACCGTGACCGCTGGCTGGCTTAAAGAAGCTGTGATTGGGATGGGCACTCCACAGGTGTCGATCATCCAGCGCATCAAGGCAAATCTGGGCGGTCATACTCAACCCAGGGCCAAGGACGTGGTACACGCGTCGGACGCCACGAAGCCTAACTTTTGCCCACGACATTGGGCGTTGCTGGATATCGAAAAGAAAAAGATCCCCGAGGAATACATATCGACGGCCTTGGCCGCCACGTTCGACGTAGGACGCGCCACGGCGGACTTGGTAACCGAGCATTGGCTAGGCGACTCGGCCATCGGTAATTGGAAATGTGCGACCTGCGGTGAGCAGCGATCCTTCTGTTCGAAACCCAAGAACGGGTGCGCAAAGCAGTTAGGATGCAACTGGCGTTATAAGGAAGTGGTATTCGAGTCCAAGGAGTACGGTGTTAGTGGATCAATTGACGTAATGGTGGACCTTGGCGCGGCGCTGGTGGCAGCGACCGAGCTAAAGATTATCAAGGTCGAGGACTTTGCCGAGATCAAACAACCGTTGGCCGAACACGTACTACGCACCCAAATGTATTTGAAGCTGATTTCCGATAGCAATTCCGCGTACAAGAACCGGATCAACTTGCACGAGGCCCGAGTGTTTTATGCCAGCCGAGGTTACGGTAAGGCCAATTTGGATCACAATAAAGAGGTTCTGCCGTTCAAGGAATTTGTGGTCAAGCGCAACGACGAACGGGTAGTGCCGCTGCTCAAGAACGCCCAGCAGGTTATGATTTTTAGACAGACTGGGGAGATGCCAAGCGGTATCTGCACGTTACCCAGTGACAAGTACGCTAAGCACTGTACAACCTGCAAGGGCTGTTTCTCGGGCCAATACCCGGCTGCACAACCGTCTTTGGAGTTGTGATGGTAGTCGCGTACACGAACCACAATCCACAACCGGTGTTGGCCGTGCCTGCGCCTAAGAAAGCGATGTCAGTATTGGGTAGTAGCGCCAAGAATACAGAGTTCAACGGCAGCGACGAGTGGTACACGCCACAATTCTGTATCGACATGGCCCGGGAAGTACTCGGACATATTGATTTAGATCCGGCGTCTAGCTTTCAGGCCAACTTTCGGGTGCACGCTGATCATTACTTCACGGCTGAAGAGGATGGACTAAGCAAACCGTGGACACATCCATATGGAGGTGTGGCGTTACCGAGCAAAATATGGCTTAACCCGCCTAACTCGTTAATGACGCGTTTTGCCAAGAAAATCGTCACGGAGATAGAGGCCGGTCATGTTGAGTCTATGATTGTGGTCATCAACACCCGCTGCGATACCGGTTGGTTTATTGACATGTTTAAGCGCTTTGGCGGGTACTTCACCCGGGGCCGCGTTGGGTTCGAAAAGCACAATGCAGAGACCGGAGAGCTAATAAGCAGTACGGATGGCGGTGCGCCGACCGGGCAAGTATTTTTTTATCATGGACCTGATCGAGAAAAATTCGTATCGGTATTTAGTCGTTACGAGGGGTATTACGTGCCACCCGAATCGGTGACGCGTTTTTCCGGTAAGAAGTGGCGAGGGTCGAAATGATTGTTGTTGGCATTGATCCGAGCACCTGGGTAGGCCTAGCCAGAAGTGACGGCCATGGCGACATCATGGGCAAGTGTGTACACGTAGATCTGGTTGGCTGGGAACGCGTGCAATTGATTGCGGAAAACGTGTACAGAACCCTGGAGGTTTGGGAGCCAGAGTTGGCGGTAATAGAAAATTATGCCCTAGGGATGAAAAAAAGCCCCGATACCCTAGTGACACTGATCGCAATCGGTACTATGATTAGATCCTCGTTGTACAACTTGAACATCCCCTGGATTGAAATTAGACCCAGTACGCTCAAGAAATGGACAACCGGTAAAGGCAATGCCAAGAAGCCACAGATGGCGGAAGCAGTGAAGAATCGGTGGGGTTACACTTCCCCCTCTGATGACATTGTAGATGCAGCGGCCCTCGCAGAAATGGGCCACATTCTTGTAGCAAATGGGTTAAAAAATCTTCCAGACGGAGTAAAACATGGACTCAGCAACTTTCAAGCGTGACGTATTCCGCACGGTGGGAGTGAAGACGGCTAAATTTGGGTTGCGCAACACCGCTCGATCTAACGCAGACGCGAATTTGTTTCACGGAATTATGGGTTTGAACACCGAAGTAGGCGGTATGCTGCAAGGCCTCCAGCCTTATCTCCTGGGATTCCAGCTTAGCCCGGAACTATTGCAAAACGCGTTCTTGTCGCTGGGCGGTGTGGGCTACTATGCCGTGATGGTCGCCAAGACTCTCAAGGTCAAAGTACCCGGTGCGGGCAAGAAATCCAAGCTGAAAGACATGACGCCCACCGAGGCGCTGCTGACCCTTGACCAGCTTGCGGGTGATCTGCTGTATGCGGCGATGGGTGTTTTCCATTCTGGCGAAGTCAGCAAGGCGGATGCGGCAGTGGCTATTGAGCAGTTCATGAAAGTCTTGTGGCCGGTGGCTTACGACCTCGTGAGTGTGCCTATGTCTGACGTGTTCGAGAACTACGTCGAGCGGATTGCCCCGGCATACCCAGTAGGCCTATTTTCCACCAATGAGGAAATGATCGGCAATGCCAAGACGGCCATGCTTGCCGATGAAGACCAGCACATTCAGCAATACGTGGATGCGCGTAAGCAGGCACAGGCGGTTAAAAAGTCAGCCAAGTTGGCAGTGAAGCTGGCGAAAGAAGGGATGGACAAAGCCGAGAAAGCTGAAGCGGCCTAGTGCAATTGATTGCGGAAACCCTTTGACAAATGGGGCGCACGCGTTATAATCAATTCATAAGTTTTAATGAAACATACACAGACGGAGTATCACATGACCGACGAAGTAATGACAGACGCAGAAGAACAGCAACCCCTCGAAAAAGTTGACGTAGGGGTGAAATCCAAAGGCAAGGCCACGGGTAACACCATCGCAGACGTGGCGGCCAAGGTCGAAGGACTGACCAAAACCAAAGCCCGCAATCGTGCCGACGAACTGGCTGAAAACATCGAAGCCAATTACTTCGAACTGGGCGGCGTGCTGAAGGTGATCATGGATAACGGGTGGTTCGAAGGCTATGACAGCTTCCAAACCTTCGTGTTTGAACGCTATGGTTTCCAGAAGCGCAAGGCCGAGTACCTGATGGGTCTGTATGACCATCTGGTGACCAAGCAAATCCCGTGGGAAAAAGTCGCACATCTGGGTTGGACTAAGGTTGCAATCCTGGCCTCTGTACTGACGCTCGAAAACCTTGACGAATGGGTGGCACGAGCCGAAGCATCGACGGTGCTGCAATTGACGGCTATGATCAAGGCCAAACCAGAAAGCGGCGGCGAGTCCACCACCAGTGACGAGGTGGTTACGCTCAAGTACAAGTTTCACAAGGATCAGGCTGAAACGATCCAAACCGGGCTTGCCAAGGCCAAGGGCGATTTCCAGACCGAGTATGATACGGTCGCAATGGAAAACGTGTTTGCTGGCTATCTGGCAGGGCAATTCGGCGCGGCACCTTCAGCAGGGGGCGACCTCAAGGCGATCATGAAGGACGCTGGGTGGGAAGCCGTCTTGGGAGCTTTCGATGAACTGTTCCCCGAAATCAATCTGGCAGTAACGCTACCCGGTACGGACGCCGAGCAAGCAGCGGCGTAACGCGTCTCCAGCACTGCTTCATTCCCCATGGGGCAGTGCTTTTCTAGCGGGAAGGCTTTTTAACCCGGCCTTCCCCTTTTTTACCTCTAAAGGAGTAGATGCCGTGTCGGTAACCATTATCCGGCCCGTTTCATCGCCCAAAACTCCGCCCGTTGCAGATCCTGCTGTACCCCACGAGTACAATATTCTTGATGCCCTTGCTGAATTGCATTCGCATAAAGGTACGCTTATGCTCGTACACCGGAGTTCACCAGAGGCTTATCAGGTGCTGGCGTACGACAAAGACACCGGACGGGTTAAGTTGAAAGGCCCACACGGGCAATTGCTGCACCCTGTTGTGACGGCGCGTGAAGCTGCGCTATACACCCCGTTGTGGAGGTAGAACGTGAACAAAGAGCAAGTACTTCAGGAGCTAGTGGGTAAGCTGCGTGAGCTTGACCTTGATGACGGAGTGGTTGGCATCATTGCCGTCAAAGGCCGCAACGAAACCACGACCGTGCAGGCATTCAGCACGGCTCATAACAGTTTGATGGCGATTGACTACGCCCAGATCGTGCTCGATATAGCGTCGGCTATCAAACACCGAGTTCGGTCCATCGTCTAATATGCTAAGCAAAGAACAAGCAGCCAAATATATGGTACTCGCATGGCTGAAGGATTGGTCCGTGCGGCTGTACCTGGGCACAATTTACCAGACGAACATTCCAGAAGATCCAAAGCAAATCCATAAGGATTACCCTTGGATGCCAGTGTTGGAAAGTTTGTATTTCCATGGCCGAGGTCGTAAGTATTGCCGTACCTTTATTGCAATGACTTACCCAGATCTGAATAATGCCCTATGCGACGCGGCGGATAATAAGGCGCTGTTGGCTTTGGCTCCGCGCATCTTGGGCCTGAATAACAAGAATATCCAACTGCAAACGATGTTGCGGAAACCAGATTATGCTGAATGTAAGCGTAGTCAGCTTGACTTTCAGGCAAATCGGATGATGTCGGACAGCAAGCGGGAAGAACGAAAAAATGCCCTTCGTAGTAACTGGGGAACCGTTAAAGGGAAATGTAACTCATGAAAACCCTTATTGTGTCTTGCCACCCTGATGACGAAGCGATTAGTTGCGGGGGGTTGATTCAGAACCGCTTACGGGACGGCCACAGGGTATTTGTGTTGGCGATGTGTGGCCGGTATTACCAGTACCCAGATCCCGATAAGATGAAAGAGCTACGTCAGGCCCAGCACGCTGAGCTACAGGCTAGTTTGAATGTCCTGGGTAAGAATTATCTGGACCAGATAGCCTACGATTTTTGTGATTACTCCAATGGCGAACCCACCAAGGAGGGGTATCACAAGTGGCTGGACGTGATTGAAGACCACCTCGTACGGGGGTACGATGAAGTGGTTATTCCAAATCCCTACGATAACCATCAAGACCACCGGCATTTGCACGAGTGCTGTAAAATCGCCCTGCGCTCGTACAACCTGGGCGCGGTTAAGCGGATCCTGATGTGGCACGCCCTAGACGGTAGCTATCAGGAACGGTCAACATGGTTCGAACCTATGACCCTCGGCCAGCTTGAAAATAAGAAGAACGCCCTGTTGTGTTACCGCACTGAAGTACGGCCCCTGCCACACCCTAGGGCACTGGATAACCTTGATGCTCACGCACGAGTAACCGGTAGTCAGGCAGGGTTGCTGTACGCCGAGCCTTTTACCGTCTATATGATTCGTGGAGAATTAGAATGAAAATCGAACAAATTGATGTGAGTTTGGCGTCGGCTCAGGCATCGTCAAATTTCTTTAACGCGTTGTCGAAAGTGTACGATCTGTCGAATATGGAGGTGCTCGATGCCTTCGCCCGTAATGGGCAACTGACGGTTAGCCATTATGCCCACTGGGTAAAGGCCGTAGACTGTTGGGAGTTTTGCGATGAGCATCGGGAGGCGCTGCAATCAATTGCGGGTGTGCGTGAGGTGGTAATCGGCTGTTCGTATGACTTGTCCGATGCCGAACGTATCATGGAAGTGAGCAAGTACGACATGGTGGTAATTGATGCCCCACAAAGCTTCCATAACAGTAATCACGGTGGTCCGATGTGTGGGCATTTGGATTTTCTGACGGACTACACCGAACACCTGTTGAAAGACCGGGCACTGGTTATGTTGTACGTCAACAAGGTGCCTTACGATCCGGCGAAGGAAGGACACCACGGGCTAGACTCGTACGAGAACTTCGATTTTGATATGTGGATGAAGCGCCGATTAGAGTTTTACGGCTGGGTGGACATCAATGAGCAGGTTGCCTTACAGGCCTACGAGGATGTTTTTCACCGGATGGGCCGCAAGATCAAGTCGGTTTTCATGCACCCCCTGCCGGATAATGTTCCCGGCAAACCGCCTGCATTCTATATGGTGCTCGAAACGGTCAAGGTATAGACATGAAAATTCTTGTGGATCCGGTCTACACCCAGCGTGTTCGCATTTGCTCCGGCAGCTATCTTGCGTGGCAGATAGTCGAGGAAATGAGCAAGCGCCGCGAGGATGTATTTTTCTATATGATCCTGCCCGAAGAAAAAATGGAGCAGGCGGACTGGGATTGGATCAACAGTAGGCCCTACCGCGACCGAGTTACGCTGCTAGACATGTACACCAATCCGGTGGATCGGTTGAGTGAGTTGTACATGCTGCGCGATGGCTTGCATAAAATCTTGCACCCGCTTAACCGTAATACCTGGGATATCGATATTGTGGTCAGTGGCCGGATCCCGGTGTTGAAACATATGATGATCCACAGTAGTAGACCGGGCGGTAAGCTACGTAGTGCCAGGGCGTTCTTTGGCACTGACAACATGCCCTGCCTGCCTGGACGGGACACAGTTCCGTGGCATGAGCACGCGTACGCCGACACGATTATGTCCTATGCTATGTCGGACGGAATCTTGATCAGTGGTATGTGGATGAAGAAGCTGATCGCGCACACGGCCCGTGAAGTATTGTCACCAGCTTGGCAGAAACGTGCGTTGGCAAACGTGTACGGCGCGAACCTGATCAAGCTGGAGCGGCTCAAGATGGGACGAGATTATGTTCCCGGTAAGGATTTCAATATCGGCTTTACCGGGCGCATTACCGGCACTCGGAATTTTGAGGGGGTGGCTGAGTTATTCCGTAAGCAATTCAGTTTCCCGCTTGGGCCAAACAAGGCCTGCCTTAAATTCAGTATCAGTACGAACAGTCAGTGTGTTGGGGCGGCTGACGCGGGGGAGATCGATTTTATCGACTATCAGATGAATGACCGGGCGGCCTTTTACACATTTTTGGAGACCCAGCATCTGGTGGTCAACTTGAGTTCTACCGAGGACTTTTCGATTACCACGCACGAGACGTTGCGGCATGGCGTGCCGATGATTGTGTATGATCGGCCCTGGACTGAATTTTTAGGCCCAGACTACCCGTTCCGGGTAAAGGGTGAAACCGAGGCCTATGCATTGATTAACGCGTTTGTGGCCGATTATCCGAAGATGTACAAGCTATTCTCGGATTGGGAAAGCACTTGGTGGAAGAACTATGTGGAAAGTCCTGAAACCAACGTGACTACCAGCGAAAAGTTGATTCAACTGATCAATGATTTCGAAATCAAGCGGGCCGAGGCATTCCTTAAGCAGGGGGCTATGGCACGGGAGCGGCTGCAATCAATTGCGGAAACCGAACTGGATTTGACCGAGATAGCCTTTGAAAGCATCCCCAAAGGCGACCGGGTAACATCGCTGGCGCTGGGGCGTGTACCTAATACCTTGGTGTGGAAAGTCATTGCATACGAACTTGGTTATACTGATACAGCTAAAACCGGCATTATGGTAAGGAAGACCTAAATGGATGCGCTGGAAAAGACCAAAGCCCTAGGCCGTGTTTTTCTGCCGGTGGAAGCGCTTGAGCCAAATAAAGATAACCCAAACACGATGTCGGACGCAGAATTTAATATGTTGTCCGATAACATCGAGAAGACTGGGATTACCGATCCAATTTTTGTTCGGCTTATTTCGCCAGGACAGTACCGTATTGTCGGTGGACACCACCGCTGGGAAGTGGCAAAGCTCCTGGGGTTTGTTGAAGTCCCATGCACTGTGATCGATGATCCCGAGTTCGATGATGATGCAGAAAAGTATCAAATGGTGCGTATGAACGTGATTCGAGGTCGCATGACCCCGGATAAGTTCCTTAAGTTGTACAACAGTCTCAATAAGAAGCATGGGGCTGAAATCATGGCCGAGGCCTTCGGTTTTGTTGACGAAGAACAGTTCAAGAAGCTCACCAAGCAGATGAGCGCTACCTTACCACCGGAACTCCAAGGGGATTTTGAGAAGGCGGCCAAAGAAATCAAGACTATCGACGGCCTCTCTAAACTACTTAACGGGATGTTCAGTAAATATGGTAATACTCTCGACTATAACTTTATGTTGCTAGATTATGGCGGGAGAGATAGTGTGTGGATTCGTATGGCAGCTTCTGAAAAGAAAAAGCTGGTGTCCTTAGGGTATAAATGTGTAGATGGGTCGGTTAGTTTGGATTCTGTGTTGAATGGGTTGATTGACTTTTCTTTATCAGACAAAGGTAGCCAGATATTGGCTCAATTGATAAAAGAAGGGAAGAAAGTTACACTTTCGGATGGGATTGAATTACCCACTCTGGAGAATTTAGATGAGCACCCTAAAGGGCACTATTAGAAAAGCTGGGAAGAAAGTAAGGGATTGGTTAGGTGATATTAAAGCTGTGCAATTGATTGCGGAAGGGTGCGGTGAATGTATGCCCTATACTGGTCGAGTAGATAAAAACGGGTATGGTAGATGCCCCTGGGAAGGGGTTGGAAATACTTTAACGCATCGGTTAGCCTATGCAGTGGCTCATGACTTATCACTAACAGATATCGAGGGTGTAGTGGTTCGACACACTTGTGATAACCCTCCGTGTTGTAACCCTAATCATTTAGTTGTCGGGACACACGGGGATAATTGCAAAGATAAAATTATTCGCGGAAGACTTCCGGTTGGAGAAGACGCAGGTCCGTCTAAATTGACCGAAGCCCAAGTTAGAGAAATTAAAACTAGATTATTGGGCGGAGAACGTGGCAAAGTGTTAGCAAAAGAGTTTGGCGTCCACGTGATGACGATTAGTGATATCAAGCGTGGGGCCACATGGAGGCATGTAAATGTCCAAGTTTAAGCGTATCGAAGAACTGCCTGCCACAGTGCTATTGGATGTGCGGGCGGGTATATACGAGCCGATAATCCTGGCCCAGTACTTGCAAAAGCAGGGGTATTTTACTGACGTAGCCGAGGCTACCTTGACCCAATTAGTTGGGGCTTATCGCAAAAGTTTGAAGATCCCCGAGGGGACTTCCGAAGACTCGGTGCCTGACGAGTTCAACCCCCTGGCAGAAATCCTGGCAGTAGCCAAACAGCAGAAAGAACGCGTCCGGCTGGCAGTGTCTAAAGAAAAAGAAATCAATATGCCGCTCGACGCCACGAACAAGGTGATTCAAGAGTACCAGCAGACATTAGCGCTCATGCAGAAGATGCAGATCGAACGTGATTTGGCAGATACTAAGGTAAAACTACCAGCGGGATCCAATAATGTGACGGCTCGTATCAAAGATATGATGCGCTGGGCGAACACGCAAGACCGAGAGTAACGGGTATGAAAATTATTGCTGAGAGGCATAAGGACGGACACCGGCAGTGGTTGTGTGTCTGCTTGTGTGGTAAAGAGGGGTGGTTCAAGGCCTCCCCCGGCACTGCTGGGCCACCAGAAACTTGTAGATGCAACAAGACAGTAGTGGTAAATCCCAAGAAGGTGGGTGCCCCCAACTTCCGCCATGGAAAATCGACCACCAGAGTCCATGTGATGTGGACTACCATGAAGCAGCGGTGCCTAAATACTCGATCTACGATCTATGCGGAATACGGTGGTAGAGGCATCAAGATTTGTGAGCGCTGGCTGTCCTTTGATAATTTTTATGCCGATATGGGGGATCCGCCAGAAGGCATGATGTTAGGGCTTTACCCTAACCCCGATGGGAATTACGAGCCGGGTAATTGCGCCTGGGTTACGCGTGCAGAGAATAAAAGAAAAGCCCATAAGTACACTATCGATGGTGTATCTAAGACACTTAAGGAGTGGGCTAAAGCAACGGGCTTGCCGTACAGTACGTTGTACAACAGGTTGGTGATCAACAAGATGGATCCGATAAAGGCCGTTACAAAAAATCGAGCAACGGTAGAAACTAAAACTGGTGTATCTCATAGGTGCCTATAATGAGTCTGACCAATGACCCTAATGATCCTGGCCTAAAAAAGATTGGACCAGACAATTTACAAGAAAAGTACCTCGTATTGTCCGAGGAAGAACGGGCGAAAGGCTTCGTTCGCCCTTACCGCGACGCATACCGGCATGACGTGTGCGGGGCTGTGACCGTGATGGGACGTGCCCTGTCGGAGACTTATGCCCGGGATCCCTATTTTTACAGCGGTACTTATTGTGTGCGATGCAAGAACCATTATCCGGTGGGTGAATTCCACTGGTATGAGTTCGACGGCACCGAGGGACCGACGCTAGGTGAGTAATATGTCATGCGGCTGGCAAGTAAGAACACCATCCCCTATAATTAAACAGTTGTCCGGGGGGTGGGCCATGACCGAAGATGAGCTACAAAAAGAGATTCGGGTATTGGATTTGCTACCGCCATGGCAGAGAAAGGTGTACCTAGAAGAAGTACAAAAAGCCAGAGGCGTTGCTGTGGCAAACCGCATGAGATTGGCTCTGGTGGAGTACTGGAAGTCTCAGCGGTAAAGATTGACGCAATCAATTGCGGAGTGGCTGTGATCGAAATCTTTTTACGTTAGACTTTCAAATACTTCTTTGACAAACGTAGAGATTGCGCTATAGTTGAATCACTGAAACGAAACACCCTTTTTAAACGAAACACACCGGCACGGAGGCCACCAAATGAACACCACCACCAAAATCGCTCGCATCTACGTCCGCGACGAAACGCTGCTCGATCTGATCACCACGCATTGCAAGAAAACCGACAAGACCAGTGAAGTGACCAAAACCCTCAAGGGCCTGGGCTTCAGCGCTTCACCCTCCCGCGTGAATCGCCTGATGGGCCGCTACGCTAAAAAGGCAGGGGTGGGCAAAATCACGGCGCTGACTGACAACAAGAAGGTGTTGTTGAACGCGGTCAAGGCTCACGCCATCGAGCACTACGAAGAAGGCGGTTGGGATTACGTGGTTGAAACTTTCAACGACCAGGATATCTTGGACGTGATCGACAACTCGTGGACGGTGCCGGGTGCAATCGCTCGGGTCGCAAAACACGCCAAGGCAATTGCTGACCAACACCAAGAAGTAATGGCCGGAGCCTACTAAAATGGGCTTTGTCAGCAAAACCGAACAGGTACGAGCCGCCATCCGCGCAGGGGATCGCCGGGTGGCCCTCAAGCTGGCTTCGGACTTCCGGGTGGGCATTACCACCGAACAGCGCAAAGCACTCAAGAAGGGTTACGAGTGCCTGCACTACGCGGACACCTATAAACAAATGGGTGTGGACACTGACGAGGCCATCAAATACGCGTGGTGGCTGCTTACCACCATGCCGGTGATTACCGGGGCAAAAAATGTTTAAAGTTTGCGTGCATTTGGGCCAGGGCTTCCCAGATACGGCTTTCGTGCTGGATGATAACCCTTACAAGGGGGACTTCCAGGCGGACACCGAAGAACTCGGCTTGGCGTTCTTGACTCATATTCGCCGCCGCTATCCTGACGTCGTGTATAAGCTGGTGGAGGTGGATCAACGCGGTTTGACCTTGCGGGTGGTTCAATGATCAAGAATCGTAAAGGCGGCAAGTTGGTGACGACTGGCTTATTCGTGTTGGCTTACGGGCCAGAATTGATCGGCGGGGCAATCTTGATTGCCTGGGCCATGGTTGTCTGTCTATAAGAAATATATTTGACAAACTCAGTGTCTGTACTATACTGAAATTGCAGGACAACTTTCACACTAGCACGGAGGCTATCATGACCAAGACCGAACAGCAGGCCGCTATCAAGGCCACGATTCAAGAATTGCTTGCCACCAGCGACCGCGCAGTTGAACGCGGGCTTTTGCGCATCTACGAACGCCAAACCGCTGACGAGCAAGCCAGCGACACCACACACCACCATAACGCCCGGGGTTTCACTGGCCTGGACGCAGATTTTCTTTCCCGTGCCGCCAAGGGTTGTTTGCGGTACGGTCACCTCACCGACCGGCAAATGCCGTATGTCAGGAGCAAGATGATGAAATATTGGGCACAGCTTGCGGAAGTCGCAGCAGCGAACGGCAAACCCATTTTGGCCGCTGATGATGCGGCAGCAGAAGTACGCAAGGCAGAAGATGCACGGGTGGCCCAGGTGACCACTCATGAGGATGACGTGGCGGATGAACGCCGTTGGGATGCGGAAATCCAGCAGGCCGAGGCAGCGGAAGAACAGCGCCGGATGGATTACAAGTTTGGGATTACCAGCCCGCAAGCCCCGCTTGGTAATAGTTATTAAGGCGACGAGTATAAACCCGACTGCGTGTATCAGCACGCGGCGTAATGAAGCAGCATATGGCACATGTGTCCGCGCTTTTTCCAAGGGTTATGCGCGGTAAGTAAGTCTCCTCTCCAGAGCATCGGAGTTCCAGTCCTAGCCGGGGGGACAATGTGCCTTACCCGGCACCCCTAATTTCTGGAGGATATGATGTCGACAATTAAGAATACAGAAGAAATTCTGTTGAAGAAGGCCCTCATTACCTTGAATGCCCTGGGCGCTCGGTATGTGATTCTGATCGGTGATGCCCAGTACAACTCAGAATTGCCGCTGGAAGAACCAAAGAAAAAAATCAAACGCGTGTCCGACCCGACGAAACCCAAAAATGGGCCGTATGTGAAAGAAGCGCTGGAGCCACTTCAGCCTGGGGGTATGCGAATCATCATCATGCAACCGGGGGACGATTTTGAGCGGTTTTGTTCGAATGTGGGTGCGTACTGCCACCACCATTTCACGCCCCCGGGCTATGCGGGCAAGGGTAGTGGTGAGTTCTACGGCTTTGAACGCAATCCCGAGCAGAAGACCGTCACGGTCTATCGGTTCAAATAGGCATCAGCGCGCAATCAATTGCGGAGGCTTGAGTGGAGAAGAATAGGATTCTGAACGAGGACGTCATTAGCACTAGAGTTGTATGTAGAAGGCTAGGGATTGGGGTGTCCGTTGATTTTTTACGATCCTGCGGCCTTATCCCAGTAATTGTGAACGGTAAAACCAATTATTGGCGTTTGTCGGATGTACCTCTGATGTGTGTGGCGATTGCTAAGAACTTATCTGACAGGGCCAGCGGGATTCTACGTGAGCCTTACGAAGATTAAATATTTGACAAATTTAGTATGAGTGCTAAAGTTGAACTGCCAAATAATGGCTTTTTTAACACTTGGAGTTATGGAAATGGCTAAGACCCCCGAAGATTTTGAAAAGCAAGACCCTGTGAATCAGAATTTTTTCAGTAAGGATTCTGAAATTGACCCTGCCCTAAGTGGCCGTGAGGCGCGCATTGTGCGTGTGAAATCACTTTTGGCGAAGGGCGGTCGGTTATCCATGGAAAAAGCGGAAGCTCTTTACTGGGTAAAGGCTAAAGGGGATTATAAGGAGAACAAGAATGACACGACTACGTGGCCCCAGTTTGTGGAACAAGAATTCCATATGCGAGGACAGGAGGCTTCTGTTCTAGTCCGTACTTACGATTATTTTCGCAGTAGGCAAATCTATTGGAAAGAAATCAAAGACGTAGATTTCTATAAGTTGGTTCTCATGTCTCGGTATGGGAACACTGATAAGCAGAACATCAAGGAACGGGTAATCCAGGCCCAGATGATGTTATCCGATGATTTCAAGGACATGCTTCAAGGGGTTAGTAAATCCGTGTCGGCAAAATGTACCAAAAAGACGCGCCCATTGCATTGGACTGACGACCAAAAAGCTTATGTCATAGGTGTTGCCAAACAACATCATGTGCCCACGGATAAGGCATCCCTGTCGGATATCCTTTTTGATATGGCTAAAGCTCTGGACGAAGTATCTTTAGAACCAAAGGGCGACCTTATTCAACACATGAAAATGATTGGCAAGGAGGCAGCGCAAGCCGCACTTGCTCAAGCGTTTAATAGCTAATTCAGTGAGATCCATAAAATGGTAACTTTCCCCCCTACAACGGTTGCAAAACTATTGAAAGTCTCTGTCAACACTTTGGCAGAAATGGTTGAGGGGGGAATAGTCCCAAAACCTGACGGCAATAACGGGAGGCCCTATTGGGACGTGTCAACATACCACGCTATCAAAAACGCCTATTTCCCCCCGCCTTTGCCTGCTTTTGTGGGGGGTGTTCGAACTGGGAGACGTAGATCCGTAATTTGTGTAGAGAAAAATTATAGATTTACATCTATAGCAAAAGCCGCTAGTTGGATTTATGAGAGTGCCCTTTGTGCCAATGAGCACGCCGCTTCGGTTTCTATAGGGAACGCTTGTCGCGGTAATAAAAGACTTAAATCCTATATGGGTTTTACTTGGAAATATGAGGAAAATATTTGACAATCCCAGTTATTGACCTATAGTTAAATCACTGGGAAACACAACACGTAACACACATCAATGGAGTGAATCATGACAACCACCAGCCAACAAGTCGCAGAAACCATCCTGATCCAACTCGGTGGCCGCAAGTTTGTGGCGATGACCGGAGCCAGTAAATTCCTGGCAATCAAGGACGGCCTCTCATTTTTCATTCCACAGTCCAAGGGGATCCGCAAGGTCACTATCGTGCTGGGCGGCAATGACCTCTACCGTGTCGATTTCTACGGTGTGCGCAAAGATGTGATCACCTACAAGGGTGGCAGCACTGACGTGTATTTTGACCGCCTCCAAGACATTTTCACCGAGGCCACTGGCCTTTATACCCACCTATAAGGAAATCATGGCAATCCAAAAAATTCGTAAGCACGCCGTCCATCGGACAGTAGACGATGCGGCAATTGAACGCTTGCACGGCGGCACTATCAAGGATGTCAGCGTGGAGTTGTTGGGGGAGCAGATCATTTCCCTACGCTTCACCCTGTCCGATGGTGCGGACGTCACTATCAGCCCCATGCGTAACGAGATTGGCGGCATGGGGTACATCAAATTGAATACGAGTCTGTAGCATGAGCAAATTCAAGGTAGGCGACCGGGTGCGAGCGGTGAATGGAGATCACCCAACTGATATTTACTACAGCTATACCGGTACAGTTGTTGACCCTCACGGCCAAGAGCCATGGTACGTCCATGTACAGCGTGATGATGGTATGGAGGGCAATGGTTATCACGGCTCGTGGCTGGCTTCGGAAGATAAATTGGAATTACTGGTTGATGGCCCTGACCAATCATGTTTGCCGAAATCTAAACCCAAGCACGTCATGGGTCTTGATCCCGAAGAATTCGATTGGGACGCCCACAAAACGTTTATTAAGGGGTTGTGATGGTTACGAAAGAGCTACTTCAGCAGACGCTCGATGCCCTGATTGAGGCCCAATCTCACTTAGATTATTGTGGCTATGGCGACTCCTGGGAACGGGAATGTGCAGCAGCCCAAGATTTAGAAGGCAAAATTCAGCGAGCTATTGACGCGGCACAGAAGGAGTTGTAATGGGCTACCGGGCCGAATGCCTATGCTCGACTAAACGCCTACCTCAGTGTCAAGCACGGAGACTGTGGGGCTACGCCAATGACACTTCGGCCACGGATTTTCAATGCACCAAACGTGCCCGCTACCGAGTAGGTGGTAGGTATTACTGTATGCGCCATGCGGAAATTGCGGCGCTGCGAATGTTGGAAAATGAGATAGAAGGGCAAGGGAGTCTATTATGATCGACAACCCATTGACGGAAGAAAAGAAAGCCACCATTGATGCCATGACCCAGTTAGAACTCTGTAGAGAGTGGCGCTTCGGTAAGATTGGCGACATTTTCTGGCAGGGAGAAGCCGGTGAGTACGCGAAAGAACGGCTATGGCGTCATTACGGTGGCTTCACTCCAGAAATTTCCAAGGAGCTAGGCTGGGGTTGAAATACATTTGACAATCGAGACGGGCACACTATAATTCGTACATGGAAACCCCCGCAATGGAGTGCATCGAAATGACCGAATCCTTATCACTTTTTGGGCAAAATATTCCGGTCGATATTCTTCGGGCATACCGCAATAAGTGGCCGGAAATGGCCGATGAGAAATTTTGGGATGCGGCCTGCTCGGCTCTGGAACTTTACGCACCCCCACCTAAATCCCTGACGATTAAAAATCCAGAAAGAAAATGGGAACTGGTTTCCGCCTATCAAAAGACTGTACGGCGCGGTGACTTGCCCCTGGCCTTACGATTGGTCAGCGCAATGTGTAGTTTGCCGGGGGAACTCCCTTACTTTTGGCGGCGCATATGCACAACCGCTGCTGAGGATATAGGCCCAGGAGACGACGGTGTAATGAATCTGGTCATGGCTTGCTCGGAAATTTACACACCGAAAAAGACTGCCGAATGGCAATACCCGATTCTCTGCTTTATCACGGAAATGATGTGCATGGCCGAACGATCACGGGCCTATTGTGCCATGGCGATTATTGACGGTCAGATTAAGGCGGGAGTGATGCCCCAGGGGCTGACCGATGACGAAAAGAAGTTGGTCTCGGCAATTCGGAAATGCAATGATGCTACGGGATGGGCAATTACGAACGCATGGCGCGGCGAGGGTATGCTCAAATTTCAATTGATCGAGTACCCTCTGCACTTGGAATCTAACGGGTACACAGCACCAGAACCGATGATGATCAAGGGCCTACCTAATTACGCCTACGATATGCATACTAGAGTAGGGAAATCGGTCTGTGCGAAACTTACGGGCTACGCGGTATTAAAAGATTTCTTCGTCAAAAACCCTACGCTGGAAAATAAAGCGGTTGCGGTGGGATGGGCACTATTCTTTGAGGAAGGCGGTAAAATTGCCGGGGAACTGATCAACGAAACCCTAACGGGCCTGGAAGCAAAATTTATTGCCGCTAAATTCGGATGGAAACTTGAATCGTGGTTGGCATTGCGCACTATAATTGCAAAATTGCTGGCTGATGGGTCAGTGAATGAACAGCGGGTTAAGGTAGCAAATTTGCAGGGGTACTGAATATGATCCTGCTTCAAGTAATGCGGGGCGCTAAGTGGGTATCTGTTAGTACCTTGTCGGTTTTAAGGAAGGGTGATGTCTATCGCACGCGCACCGGCTTGAATAGCTGGGGAGAGCCTAAGACTGCACAAGCTCACGCCCGACGTAGGCCGCACCCCAGCTATCCCGACGTGACAGTGTGGATGGTAGATGGAATGGTAGAGACAATTAAGCGCTAAGCGCGCAATCAATTGCGGAGTAGCACATGAAGGATGACATTCTAGCAACTCGGTGTGACAGGGCATTGCAGAAGCTGGCGAAGTGGCGAACTCTACTCACCGGCTGGCAACTGGGAACCCGGCCCAAGGGCGACCCAGAAGGCGACGCAGTGCGGGATCAACGCGAGACCCTGTTGTTGATGAGGGTAGAGGTCAATACCTTGGCCCACCTACTTCTCAGCAAGAAGGTGTTCACCCAGCAGGAATTTCAGCAGACGCTGATTACCGAATGCGAGGCGATGCAAAAAATGTTGGAGGCTCGCTTCCCGGGGGTGGTGGCTGAAGATTATGGATTGCGTATGGACATGCAAAAGGCCGCCGAGACTATGAAGAATTGGAAGCCGTAGTGCTCATTCAAAGCCAATTGAAGGAAGTGCTAGATTACCACCCTGAAACTGGTTTATTTGTGTGGAAGGTGCGGGCAAGTAATAGAGTTGGAGTTGGGGTAGTTGCTGGGACTACGAACAAAGATGGGTATATTGTAATTGGGTACAAAGGATGCCGCTATATGGCGCACCTATTAGCCTACTTGTGGATGGAAGGAGTATATCTGATTGGAGAGGTTGATCATAAAGACACTAACCCATCAAATAACAGGTGGGTGAATCTACGTCCAGCTACTCGTACCGAAAATGCTAGGAATACAAACACCCCCAAGTCGAATAGTTCTGGTGCAAAAGGGGTAACATGGCATAGGGCTAGTAAGAAGTGGCGGGCTTTTATAAAAGTTAATGGTAAGCAGATACATCTGGGTTTATTTAGTAGCTTTGATGAAGCTGTAGCCAAACGTGCCAAGGCAACAGTTGAATTACACGGGGAATTTTCAAACTATGAGGTGAAACCATGACCGTACTAACGTTCTCGTTTTTGTATGCCGTCATTCTCTGGGTGGTTGTCATACTGGTGGGTGTGGGGGCTGACAAGCTGGACGCCAAGAAGCGTTACATCGCGGCTCGGTGGACCAGTCTGGTGGAGGCTATCCTGTGTATGCTGGCGGCTATGTACACCATTATGTGTTTTATGGCTTAGGAGCAGTATGGACACGCTACGTGCCAAGTTTCAAGGTGGACCGCGAGATAAGAAAACCCGAAGTCTCAAGGGGGTGAGTTTCCCGCTGACCATCGAAGTCCCAGAAGACTGTGGGTTTCACAACGTGCGCGGCCACTACTGTAAGCGGGGCGAGAGCCAGGGCGTGACTGCGACCTATGAGTGGGTGCCAGCGACATGATCACCAACAAATCGAAGCACAGCAAGCGTGCGATGCTACAGGATCACCTGAATCGGGCGGTCATGGAGAATGAGCAGCTTACCTGGGAAATCACGGCGATGGCCCAGCACTTTTCCCGGCTCAAGCAGTTGTTGGAAGAAAATGGTGCCCAACGGATTCACTTAGAGGCGGAGATTGCAAAATGCAAGAAAAAGAAGGCTACCAGTACAAAACGACCTGGGCCGCTACAGGTAGCGCTCTCTGCGAGGCTATTGAAAGCAAAAACTGGGACCAAGCGGAGTTTGTCTACCGCGAAGCGGAAGTAGAGTACCAGCGATATAACGGAAGTAGAAGCGACTACGCGGTGGCCTTGGCGACATTCAAAGCCCTCCAGGCGGCACGGGCGGCGGTGGCAGCGGCAGAAGCTGCGCAATTGATTGCGGGTGGCACGGGTAAGCCGAAGAAATAATCTTTGACAAACGTAGATAATGCCCTATACTGGAATTACTGAATCGCAACACACCGCCACGGAGGGCATCATGACCAACAAAACTTTTCACGACTACCAAGACGCAGCTAACGCAGCCCTTACCGAACTTGGTTTGCCGATTCAGTTTTTTTGGGGCACCTCCAAGGAAGCCATGAAGGTGATTGCCAACCGCTTTCAAGCGCAAGCCAAAGCCCAACGCGACGCCGCTCTCAAGGCCAATTAAGGAGACGCGATGAACATCGATCAAATTATTGCCCTGGCGATCCAGCACGAAGGTACGGACGATAGTGCCATTCTGGCCCGCGAAGATGCACAGTTTCTGCTCACCGAGCGCCAGCACGTAACCAGTGCTTACGACCGGGCGTTGACATCACTGCGCCACAGTGTCGGGGTGTTTCACCCTGACTACAAACGCGCTGCAACGGGTCTTAGCGCATGAGTCTCTTTCTTTGGCTGATGGGCTTGATCTGGACACCAAGCCCTAAGCCCTACCCGATGTGCCGCCCCAACGTAGTGGGCCGCACGCACAGAACGGCAGACGCCGCCCCCGATGAATATGGTTAGGTAAGCGACAACCGAAACTATAGATACTGAGTGTCCAGTTGAAAACGTTGATGGGTATAAGCGAACGGTCCCGCGTTCTATCGGGACCACCTTTAAGGAGCGTGAAATGGGTATCAGAGGTGCATACGCCGTATGCGAAAAACACGGCTCAGAAATTGCGAAGGGCGTGGGCAAGAAAATGGTCCGCGCACCGGTCCCCAAGACCAAGAAACAGCGGTATCATTCTGGCTGTCCGCAGTGCAAGAAGGACGCTCGGGATGCCGTAGCGCTGTAAGAATACGGGCTTTATGGCATGGGTGCTGGGTAAGAGAAGCTTCCTAGGTAAGCCTCTTACTTAACAGCGGTTCAAATCCGCTGGGGTCCACCAGTTTTGGAAGTGTGGCTGAGTGGGTTAAGGCAGCGGTCTTGAAAACCGTCGAGTCGAAAGGCTCCGTGGGTTCGAATCCTACCACTTCCGCCAGATGTACGTGTGGATAGGGTGGTCCCCGTGCCCCCGAAAGGCACGTAAGCAATGAGGGAGTAAAACGTGAGACGACCTGTTCCCTCCTTCGGTTGGTACGAATCTCGACTAGCTATCGGGAATATTTCAACCGGGGTCGGTCGGCCAGTACATGCGGGTGGCTGAGTGGACTAAGGCACTGGCCTGCAAAGCCAGCGAACTTCGGTTCCGTGGGTTCGAATCCCACCCCGCATTAACGGGCGTGTAGCGCAATTGGTAGAGCACTTGATTCTGAGTCAAGAGGTTCTAGGTTCGAGACCTAGCGCGCCTGCCACTTAAAGGGGTAACTGTGGTAACCACATCAGTTGGTCTGCATGGCGGTATATTCACCGATGACGGGGGAACTATTACCTATTCCCCCAGTAAGCAGCTTGTGCGGGATTTGAACCCTGGCTGGCGCTTCTGGAAGGCTTCACGCGCTCGCCAGTGCATGGAAGACGAGATTGTGGCGTACTGGGAAGCAATGTTTGACAAGGATATGGAGAAATCATGAGCTACAAAACGTATGAAGAATTGGGCAACGCTGTAGTCGCTTCGCCCACGCATAGCCTGCGAGTACGCATAGGCCCAGTGGAAGTTGGCGGCACGTACGACAGCACGACGCGGATCCTTGTGTGGCAGGCGGAATTTGCTGTGCGCAATGAAGAATATGTCAAGAACCTGCTGAGCATTTACGGCGAAGCTATTCATTAACCCGCAATTAATTGCGGAGGAACCATGCTATTAGTCCTGTACATGGAGTACCTGGGCAGGTGTGTAGCTTCGGGTAGATTCGCCTTAGCCCCGTTGTCCTATAAGCCCTGGCTAGATTCGCTCACGAGCTACGCTGAAGACACAGGCGCAACGTTTGGCGAAATGGTCCGAGAAGAAATTGATCCCACTTGGGTAGGAGACTAGCCGTGGAATTCCTATGGGCACTTCTCGGTGCTGCTGCTCTGGTGTGCGTTATCCACTTCGGTATGTTGGCTTATGACTGCAACCAGTCAGGCGGGACACTGGTAAAAGCCGTGATGCCGTTTGAGTTTGTATGCATCAATACCCAGCGATAAACCCTTTGACAAATTGCCGTGATGCTTTACAATGAACTCTGGTAACAACCGCCATGGAGGGCAAAATGAGTAACTTTGAACAGAAAGAGCAAGAACACATCACGGCCTACCAGCAAGGCCGTAACGACCGTCAGGCTAATAGGCCTCACCGCGCTCCGCGCAGCGATGGCACCGAGTGGGCATATAACACCGGCTGGCATGATGGCAAAAAGAATTTCACCGAGAAGAAACCCCCATGTCCCATTTTGTAGTCCGCCGTTTGCTCAAGCACGATGGCAATGTAGAAGTCCTGGGCGATCCCATGTCGATGGCTCAGATACGCACTTTACTAACGGCTGACAGCCTGGATGTAGTAGTTTTACAGAATGGCATGGTAATGATTGTTGATGATAATGGCATCGAGCGCAAACTGCCGGTCAACCCTATGGCAACTGAAATGTATTTGCGGCGCTGTGTACCGGGCGCTGTGGCAAAGATCTACGGGGATGTGGTGATAGTGCCAGATGCGGATTTTGATCCCGTACAATAATGGGCTTAGTCCATATAAGGAGAACTCCAATGAACCAGCACCAACCGAGAAAGCACAAACCCCACTGCCGTTACTGCGTGAAGGAAGCTGTGGATCAACACGATGATGGATCACATGTGTGTGAGGATCATCAGAAACACACGCGGTGGGGGCAGGTAGCGGTCGCCATGTTGGACCGGCCCTACGATGAATGCCAGATAGACGAACCCAAGTAGCAGTCTCTAAACAGACCGTCCGCAATCAATTGCGGCGGCCTTTTTTATGTGGGGTAAAAATGACCGGTGCCGTACGACTCATAGCATTAACCAAACCCGTGATAGACGAATGTATAACAGCCGAGGATCTAGTGGCCTTCTGCGCTCGTGTTAGCAACCCAGCGAATCAGGCCAACCACGACACAGCAGGTAAGTTGTTGAAATATCTGGCGAAGAACAAGCACTGGTCCCCATTTGAAATGGTTAATGTGGTACTGGAAATCACGACGACCCGGGACATTGCCCGTCAGATCTTGCGACACCGATCTTTCAGTTTTCAGGAATTTTGTGTTACTGGGGACACTCGGATTACCTTGGAATTGCCCAACGGAGTGGCAAAGGGGAAACGGGCTGCATACACCAGAACTATTGAACAGTTATACCGCCTTCAACAAGAATCCCCTAAACGTTTGCCCAAGTGTGTCCGAGTTTTTGATGAGAACACTAGGGCTTTTGTCACGGCCCCGATCAAAGAAGTATTCCAGACGGGAGTTAAGCCTGTTTTTCGTATCACGATGGCGAACGGAAAAACCATTGATTGCACTAAGGAGCATAAATTCCTTACTCAAGAGGGTTTTATACCTATTGAAGACGCAATTGGTCTTAAGGTGCTTGGCACAAAGGCTGTAATGACCAACCCCAATACTTTTCTAGCCTGTAATGGAGTTACTGCACACCAGGATCGTGATTGGTTAGTGGCCTCCAAGAGTCGCTCTATTCAGGCAGGTTCTGGACTACAAGGCATAGCCAAAGAGGCGGGGGTAACAACCCATACCATACGTAAGTGGTTGAAACACCATCAAGTACAGTTCACCAAGAAAGAGGTGTCTTCTTATACACCCGCTTGGAATAGAGGGGTCACAGGGTACAGCACGGGTAAGCGTAGTCTTACGACTATTCAAAAAATGAGAGCTTCGGCAAAGAAGGGGGCGGATTCCAATTTGTGGCGCGGGGGAGTTAGCAGGTCGGAAAGACTACGTATTGCTGACTGGTGCACGGCTCACAGGGCAGAATTTTTAATCAAGGCTGGGTATAAGTGCCAACGCTGTCGTAGTAGCTTGAAACTAGAACTCCACCATATGCAGACAGTTGCTGCTCGTCCTGATCTGGCTTATGACAAAGAGAACATAGAAGTTCTGTGTAACGTTTGTCATGACAAACACCATGCTTTGAACGGGGACGCCAAAAAATGGCGTGAAAAACATAAAGGCCACACACTAACAGTGGAGTGGTGCAAAGTAAGTAAAGTGGAATTTCTAGGTGATCACATGACTTACGACCTAGAAGTTCAGCATGACTCCCATAACTATGTGGGGAATGGTCTGGTTGTGCATAACAGTCAACGCTACGCGGCTGTAGTGGACTTCGCGGAGCCACGCGAGGCGCGGATGCAGGATGCCAAGAACAGACAGAACAGTACCCCGGCTGATGACGCGTTGCTGGCTGGTTGGTGGGAGCAGGCACAAGCAACGCATATTACGAACACAGAGAAGCTATACAAGACGGCGCTCGATGCAGGTATTGCCAAGGAAGTGGCCCGGTCGGTGTTGCCAGAGGGTCTTACGACCAGCCGCCTATATATGTCGGGGTCGCTCAGGAGTTGGATTCACTACGTGCTACTGCGCACGGGCAATGGCACCCAGTTAGAACACCGGCATATCGCGCTGCGCTGTCAGGGGGTGCTGGTTGAGCAGTTCCCTGCACTTTCAGTACTTTTCGAGACAGAACATGACCAAGCTGACAGTACTCATTGATGGGCAGTGTGCGGTAATCACGCTTGAGGCCGACGAGGTTGAGATAAATTCGCCAGAAGGTGTGACGTTCAAGCTACCGGAGCAAGGCACAGCAGGTTGGCCGGGTACGCCTGGAAACCCGCCTGGGCATGGCAAAAGTCCACCCGTAGTGCCCAATTGCTTGGTGACCGGCACCACAGGGCATCTATGCGACCCGGAAGGTGTCAACCACCCCCAGCACTACAACAGTCACCCCTGTGGGCTGGAAGTGATACAAGTCACGAACTACCTAGGGTCATTCAACCTAGGATGTGTGTTCAAGTATGTGGTTCGTACTGACTCGAAAGATGGGTTGAAGGATCTTAAGAAAGCTCTGTGGTATGCCGACGAAGAAACGAGAAATCGAGAATATTGGGATGCTCGATCAACGTTGAAGCTTAACGTTCATCGCTGGACTGTCTTGCGTAATAACCTTGAGCAGTTTATCAAATTCGAGCCGGATGCCCATGTACGCAACGTGCTGGGTGCGCTATTTAAAATGTATTTTGAAGATGGCACACCGGAAGTGCTGCGAAAAGCCGTGGGGTTCCTGCATCAAGAGCGAGGTGGGAAATGAAGAACCGTATGGCAAGCACTAAAACATGGGTGGCAATCAATCTCACGATTGTCTTTGTGCTGTTGTTGGCAATGAGGCTATACGCCTAAAGGAGTAGTAAATGGCTGATTTTATTGAACGCGTACTAGAATTTAATCGCGCTGCGGGGCGTCCCGAGACTTTCGACACGCATCTGGTGTCCGCGCATATCGGCTATCAGATGGAAGAAATGTCCGAGAAGTTGTTGCTCGGGGTGATGGCTGGCGCACAGACGGCTGAGTCCCAGCTTCACGCCTGGGCAGTCAAGCACATGGCGAACGAGTTGCACTTGATGGGCCTGAAATTCAAAAATGGGTTCTACGATGAGCTTGTCGGCCACGCGAACAAGAAGGAACTGCTCGATGCCGATATCGACCTCGCGGTCTTTACGATGGGCAGTATGATGGTCCAGGGCGCTGATGTCCTGGGGGCCACCAACGAGGTGTGCAGCGCAAACGAACGAAAGAAGTTCGAAGACGGTACTTATCACAAATCTACGGAGGGTAAAATAATTAAACCGATTGGGTGGGTTCCACCCGACATGACGCCTTATGTTGGGAAATAATCTTTGACAAACCGCTGACTTTGGCTATACTGGAATCTGCTCCAACCGCAACGGAGTGCAGCCAAATTTGGCACCCAACTTTTATAGGACACAGACATGTACACGACAAAACCAACGTTCATCCACATACGCAGCGGCTATGACGCAGACGGTCGCCCTTTGCCGCATGGCGGTAAAACCATTGCTTTCGATATCTTGCACTACAAGGACGAGGCCGAAGTCGAATGCCAAGCCGTCCAGTACTACATCGCTGTTTGCCCCCGCAAGCAGAACTACAACCGCAAGATCGGCGCGCAGGTTGCGCTGGGCCGCCTGCTTCCCAAACGCCAGAGCACGGCGGAAAAACACCCGATCAGTACCCTGTACTTGAACAAAGACGACGATGTACAGGTCAAGTTGCTCAATCATCTGGGGCTGGCGTTTCCGCAAACGGTAACGGCGGCAGCAGTGGCAGAAAAAGTGGCCGAAGTCGATCCGAATTTGGCGGCGGCAGTGGCTGAATCGCAAGCTGTCGAAGGTGTCGGGCTTTATACCGAGGCCGATTGACCATGGGCTACTGTGAAATTACGGGCGTAGACTTGGAGGAGTTTATCCAGGCGGTCTACGCCTTGAGTTGTCCGGTCGGCCTGGGGATGTTGCATTACAAACCCGACCCGTTGTCCAAGGAAGATATCAGCGAATGGGTGGCGTCGATAGCCGCACACCAAGGCGGTAACGATATCGCGTTGAACATGGATTATGTGCTGGGCCGATGTTGCAAGATGGTGGTGTGGCGACGGCAGGATCGGTTGTATATCCGTGATGACTGGTACGACCATTCTCCAGATGAACTAGCCCAGTTGTTGAACCGGGTCGGCAGGGCTGATGCGCCAAAGGTCAATAGCATTTGACCGTAACAATCACTAACCCGAAGCGATGCAGTAAGTGCAAGCG